TGCTGTCTAAACTGGTTTAGCGCCGTGGTAAGACGCATAATAACGTCTCCAGCTGACTTTTTACCGTAGAGGTGGTTCTCAGCGGCGCGCTGGAATGGTAGGGCCATGGCCTTATCCATAATTCCTGCAGAAACTACCTCATCAACTAGGTTGATGATTCGAGCCTCTTGCTTGTCAGAGGCTTTATCGTCTGCGACAGTTGTAGGCACCACCTCTAGGCTCTTGGCTGGGAACTGAGCTGCGTAGTCTGCAGAACCGGCGTAGATGTTTCCACCCTTGTCGCCGGATAGGCTTAGTACATATCCGTAGCCGCCAGGTAGGTCTGGGTTTTTTACCTGCATGCCGTAGTCTAGATAGACTCCGTTAGCACTTAGGAAGTCGCGGGTGGCGTTAACTAGGGACTCCGGGAGAACCTTCTCCAGCGTGCGAAGCCCATTAGCCAGAATAGAGGCAGCAGGGAAGTCAACTAGAACGTGGTTTCCAACGATACCCATAGAGATACCAGCGCGGCCAGTTGCGTTGTCGTGAACGTAAGAGCCAGCAGGTAGGTCCCGCAGTGGGTTAGTTGCTGGGACGTTTGCTTCGCTTCTTGGCTGTTCCTGCCCTGAGGTTACTCCAGATTGAATGTTGTTAATCATAGAGGTAATGAGAGAGTTAATCTCTTCAGGGTTCATTCCCTCAAGGGATAGGATGTCGCCAACACGGCCAAGGATGTACTCGCTAGATGCCTGCTTATATGCTTCTTCAGCGGCTACATAGGCGTCGTAGTTCCAGTCGTTGTCAGAAGCGTCGTAGCTAAACTCTCGTCCGCCTACAGCAAGACCTCTAGAGGCTCGGTCAAGCATCTTCTGGAATACTTCAACGGTCGAGCTAACGTCGGCGTCAGCTTCGTGACGGCCGTTGTTCGATAGACCGAAGTAGGTGACCAAAGCTTCAAGAGAGAAGGACTTGGTCTGCTCACCGCGGGCGTTGATCTTGAAAGGAGCGTCAGGGTTCTCTGGCGTCCACTCAGGCATGATGTAGCGAGCGAAACCAAGAGTATCAATCATGCCTGAAGGCTCTAGAGGTTCTAGACCAGCTTCAGCAATAGTGCGGTTGATAACTTCCATGTCGAACAAAGTCGAGTTGTGTCCAGCAATAATAGCGCCATTTGGAATGAACTCTTTAAGCTGAGCCATAGTGTCTCGCTTAGTAGGGAAGCCAGATAGGAACTCCTGGGTGACACGTCCACCCTTACCGTCTCCAACGTTCTTTAGGGTATAAGAACTGATCTTAGACTGAGGGTTGATGTAGGTGGTGAAAGAGTCTACAGCCTGTAGGCCAGAGATTTTGGTAACAGCGATCTGGATAGGATCATTCTTGATTTCAAAGTCATCTAGATCAGTTAGTCCAGTTGTTTCAAGATCGAGAACATAGATGTCGTTGTTCTTTAGGAACTGGATAACATCGTTGTAGTTGCTCATACCGCGTAGTGGGTCAAGGCCCTCGCCAGCAAACGTAGGTGGGTAGAAGAACTTCATAGAAGGCTTTCTACTGGACGAAGACTCTTCAACAGCGTCTTGGTCTATCGGAGCAGATCCACCCTGCTTGTATAGGCCAATAAGAGATCCAACTGCCGCCTGAGCACGGGCTAGAACTTCCAAGGCCTCCGGGGTCTTGTTCTTTAGGGTGCCCAGTGGGCTAGGCGATCCGTCTCCAGGAAGAATAGCGATCGCTATGTCGGATAGACGCTTGTCTACTTCCTTCTTGGTAAGCACGTTGGTGCGTCTTAGGTTTAGAACAGAGCGTAGGTCTGTAAGACCTTCGATAGCTCCTCGGAGGATCTTGGCAGAGTCGGCTTTTACAGCAGTGCTAGGGCTAGACTCTAGCAGATCAGCAAGCTGCGCTGCAACGCCCGACAATGCACGGCGGGTACGTGTTAGGTCAGCACGAAGAACTTCTCTCTGAAGGAAGTCGTCAAGGTCGTTGGCCTCAAGGGTAGACTCGTACTGTCTGATCTTAAGAACAGAGTTTAGGCCCTTAAGAGCGTTAAGCATGGCACTGCTAGGTGCAGAGTCAGCCTTGGTAGCTCCGTATAGGTCAAGCTGAGCATTAATCTCGTCTTCGGTGCTTCCTAGCCAAACTCCAGGCTTAGAGGGGGTATAGTTCTCTGGAATAGTTACAGTAGACTTAGCAGGAACGCGTAGGCCATTGATCTCGTAACCGTTTTCGATGCTTCGAGCTAGGACTGCGTCGTCATACTTGTCTTCTAGATCCTTAGCGGAAATTATGTACCTAGTGGCAACATCCTGGCCAAGCATTGTAGGAACGTTCTTGGTGATCTCGTTCCAAGCCTCGTCTCCAATAAGACCCTTGATACGTGAACGCTCCAGGGAACGTAGCATACGTGGGGTAGGTCCACCATCTTCTCTAGAGATAGTGGTGTGCAGCATATTAGGCTGAAACTGAGCCTTATATGGTAGCTGCTGGAACTCTTTGATGTAGCTCTGAATCAGAGGATACGGCATAGTGCGGTGCTCTGCAATAAGAGTGTCTAGATCTTTTTTAGCTGCAGGGTCAGAGAAGTCTTTGTTTTCAATCAAGGACTCAAGCATAACTAGCTGCATAGGCTTAGGTGCCGACTGCGCAGCAGTTAGGTCTGTTCCGAGATACTTAGGAGTAGCCGAGGATAGGTTCTTCGACTCAGCTGTTTCTTGTGCTGTCTTTGCACGACCAGCAATCTTCTCGTATTCTGGTACGTAAGGAACTAGCTCAGTGATGAGAGCGTTGATCTCATCATGGTCCATCATACGACGGCCCTTTAGCTTCTCCTGTAGGTCACCTGGTACGTCCTTAGACATTCCAATCATGGTGTCAACCAGGGCGCGGGTAGCGGTCGTTGCTAGTTTCTTTTCAGTAGGTTCTAGCTTGTTTAGGACATCCATAAACGCGCCGTAGTCTTTGTAGCTATAGACAGAAGGACGGGTAAGCATGTCATCAAATAGAATGACCATGTCTTCCGAAACCTTCTTAGAGCTGAAGGCACCCTTTAAGTCGTTTAGTAGAGGATAGAAAGCCTTACCGTCTCGGTCGACGCCCTGGGCACGCGGTGGGTACTTGTTAGGGTAAGCATTTGCCGGCTGAAGTTTAGGAATCCTTGCTGTCTCGGCGTTAACAGTTCCGGGCTCGTATTTAACTGGGGCCACAATAGGCTTGCGGTCTCCGTCCAGCGTTGCTCTAGGATCTGGAGTGATGGCCGGGAAGGTGTTTACTAGAGTAATCTGGGCCTTAATCTCAGCTTCGCCCATGCTTTTGTAGCTCTCTAGAAGAATCTTCTTAGCTTCTTCTGGAACATCTCGGTTTCTAAGAGAGTCACGCATTGCTTTGCGGTGGTAGATCTGAGCAGGCTTAACCCAACCGCCTGGACGTTCAGGAGATTCGTTGATTTTGATGAGCAAGGTCATAGCATTAGCGAAGGTATATCCCTGCCAGTCATTTGCAACCATTTCATCCCAGATGTCAGCGATACCGCCAGCTACCTCGTGCTTACCAATAGCGGCATAAATGCTGCGCTTCTGTGCATCTGATATAGGGTCGTTTGCTCCGGCTCTTCCACCGACATTGGCATCCGGTTCGATGTACTTGGCGCGGTCTGGGTCTAGGTTCTCAGGGTCAAGCTTGGTAGGTGAGGCCATTTCCTCGACCTGGTCAACAGAGTCAATGGCGTCAGATACGCCATTCCAGTCGAAAGACACTCCTCCAACAGCAGAGCCGTTGTCGGTGTTATAGATAGCAAATGCATCACTAACGGTTGCGCCCGTAGGGAGCAGGCCTTCCTGACCGGATGATGGGTCATAGGAGTAGACGTAATCTGCAGCAATGTCAGTAGGCCCAAACTTAGCCACGTACTTACCGTCAATAGAGTAGAAGGTGTTGTCGCCATTGTCATACCAAGTAGCAGGCACATTCTCTGAAGGGTTGTAGGAAGGTAGGTCAGGAACAAGTTCGTCCATGCTCTCCGGTGCGACCGGAGCTGCTGCAGGAGCCTCTTTAGGCTTCTTGGCGGCACTTTCTTCAACTGCAAGAGGCTCATTCTCGGCCTCTGGGTAGTTTTCGTCTTCGTCAGACGCAAACTTTTGTAGGGCGGCCCAGTCCTGAGAATAGCCAACAACTTCTGGCTGTCCGCGCTTGGTGGAGATAAGTTCGTAGACAGGCTTGTCTGGGTTTAGGGTGTCGGTACCCTGGTCGCTCACTACAAGAGCGCCAAACTTGTTCTGAGCTTCAGCGATACGCTTTCCTAGCTCTTCGTCAGGCTTGTTGTATAGGTTAGCAATGTAGCCGTCACCAGTGGCGAAGAAACGGTCAGCCTTAACCTTGTTGTCGAGGTCAGTTTTGTCGTTTGAGCCCTTGGTTGCAAACCAGCTAGTAGGAAGTTCTTTACGAGTTAGTGAAGATAGGTCAATAGCGTTTAGGTTGTCGCCAGAAATACGAATACGCTTAGATACAGCGTGCTCCGGAAGAATAGCCTTGAAGGAGTGGCCAGCGGCGGCAGGAATGGTGTAAATGCCGTCACGGATACCCTCAACGCCGATAACTTCAATGTCAATGCCTAGAGGGTCGTTTTCTGGGATACCAGCGACCTTACCAACAACAGAGAATACGCGACCGCGTAGGTCCCTAACGTAGAAGCGGTAGCCGCCACCCATTTCAGCAAACTGACCCTCATCGTCACGACGCTGCTTCTTAGCACGCATCGAACGGTGCCAGAAGCTGTTCTTTCCTGCGTATGGGTCACCAAAAGCAAGTAGAGGCTGGATTAGTAGGTCAGCAGGAACCTGACCTTCTTCTAGGCTCTCTAGGCGTGATAGGTGGTAGGCGTAGTCAACGGAAAGTGGGTTGCTTGCGTAAACAGCTGCAACAATAGAGCGAACGTTCTCGTCGGTGATGCGTAGGTCAGCTGCAAGCCACTCTGCGCGTAGCATACGCTGAGCCGAAGCAGTCATAACTGCCGACTCTTTTGAGTTTGGGTGGCTAGCAGGTAGTAGGTCAGCGTGCTTGGTAACAATGTCCGAGATCGCGCCTTCTGTAGCAAACGTAATGAAGTTGGTTACTTCGCGAAGTGCTGCAAAGTAGCGAACATCTGGCTCAAGATCAGTGTTTGACTCTAACGCACGTTCAGCAACCTGGAAAAGAGTTTCCTCTTCAACCATACGGATAGCAGGGATCTCAGCGCGACGTGACTCAATGATGTCAACGATAGCGTGGCGGATTCCCCCTTCGTTCTCGAAGTTGCTGTCAAATTGATCGATTAGCTTGCTCACGCTTACCAGTCTTCCTGTTCTTGCTTCGGTAGTAGATCCGAATCTTCGCTGTTGTATAGGTCTATAGCCAGTCTAGCCGCTCTGTCAAAAGCTGACTCGTTGTTAGCCACCCCGCGACGCCATGCGGCACGGAAAACTGGAATAGATTCATATCCTAGTCCCGAGTACTCTGCCATTGCAACTAAGGCTTGCTCTGGAGATTCATACATGCTCTCGTCGCTGAGTTCAATGTAAAGTTCGCGTTCCGCAAAGGCCGATGCGGTCAAGGATGTGCTGCTGTTAGTGCTCTTAGGGTGTGCATCTGGCAGTAGGTCATTGTCGGTGGTGTACTTAGCGTTGGTAGGCTTACCTGACTTAACTAGGTGCAAGAATGCGTTAACGCGGCCCATGGCCCACGAGTTACGGTTCTGGTCTGGGCGGTGGGAAGTTGAGAACGCACCTGCGCCACGGCGGTAAACTGCCTTGAGCATAGAGAGGGTGACCTTCTTGCCATCAGCAGAGACGCTCTCGTTGTGGGACTTGACTTTTTCCTTTAGAGACTTCTCAACGGCAGCGGAGAAGTTTACCTTGCGTCCGGTGGCTGCCGAACCCTTCTTGTTTTTGCTAGAGCCCTTGATTTGGTCTTTCTTTGGTGCTGGCTTTGATCCGGCGGTGGCAGTTACGGACTCTTCCTTCTGGACGTCCTCTGTAATGGGGCCGCCAGCTGCCCAGGCGTTACAGGTACGGCTAGCAGCACACTTGAAGTCAAGGGCGGTGCAGTAGCCAAGCTCAGCCTGGTCGATTGAGTCCCAAGCACTTTGCTCGCCAGAGCCACCTTCGGCTAGGCCAGTCTCGATGCAGTCTAGGGTCTTTGGACGGCGGTCGAAGAACACGCAGTTACCGCAGATGCTCTTCTTGGCTTCAGCTGGGTCAATGTCCCAACGGTCAGCCTTGTCTTGCCAGAACTCTTCATTAGGTTCGGCTGGGTTTAGTGGGCCATAGCCAACACCGTCAATCGCCTTCTGGCGGTTCTTGATGTTTAGAACAATGTCCTGGGTTGCAGGAGGGCATTCGCCTCCGTAGTCAGCATCAGCAAGTAGAGTGCTAGCCTTAGGCTTCTTTACCTTGCTCATGTCGAGGATTTCTGCCGGGGCACCTGCTCCGCCAGAGAACTCGCCAGGTAGCATCTCGTGGTCGTGCTTGTATGGCTCGTTCTTTGGTGCTTTGCTTGGGTCAACAGTGCCGTCAGGTAGAACCGCGAAGCGGCAGTACCCTTCTGGCTCAACTGCAAACGCAACTACGGCACATTCCTGACCGCCGCGATACAAAACACAGTTCCCACACTTAACGCCCATCTCGGCGTAAGGGTTGTCTTTTGCTTCATGGTAGTCTGCCCAAATGCCGGTGTTGTCCTCGTCGAACTTGCCGTACTTGTCGGCAATCTCAATGAGGGCTTGGGCTAGGTCTGCTTCTTCTGGAACTAGGTGTCCAGCTGCAAGCAGCGAGAGGCGGATCGACTCAGGGGTAGGCTGAAGTTCTGGTAGTGACATATCGTTATCGTTGTCAACTACTTCTAGAAGAACTCCAGCCTTAGATTTTCCCATATCAAGAGTCTGGATCTGCATGGAGTCAGCACCAATGGTGGTTCCAATCTTCCAAGACCACTTCGAGTGTGCATCCATGCGGCCTGCGGCCCAGTCTGCGATACCCTGCATGCCGATTGCGGTTGCTAGGTTGAAGATATCCTCAACGCAGTTGTGGAGAACGATGTTTGCCTCGTAGAGGTTAGCTGCCATCTCCATTGGGTTGCCAGCAGATGGCTTAGAGTCTAGGCACGCTAGTGCTAGGAACTCCTGCAGTGAGTGTGGAGCGTCATAGCCAACAATGCGGATGTACTCAGCAATGCGGTCTTCTTCTCCTGCCCAATCTTCGTAGATCTCACCAAAGAAGTCGTGGAACTGAGTGAACTCAGGCCCCTTGACGTTCCAGTGGTAGCCGTGGGCCATATATTGAGCAACAACCGTGGTGCCAAGAAGCATGGCGAGCTTTTGCGCCAACCCTTCCTTGCTGTAGTTGTCTGGTCCTTCTGGATTCATAATTTATTTTTCCTTACTGGGGGATTTCGGATTCGGTGGTAGTTGGTTCAGCTAGCTGGATTGGTGACTCTTCAGCTAGAGGTGCCGGGGCTGGAGCTTCTTCAGCGGGAGCCCCTTCGGCTGCAGGTGCAGTCGGTGTCTGTCCCTGAAGTGCTTGAGACAGGTCATCTGGGATTGGACCTACTGAAGTGCCCTGCTGAGCCTGACGTGCGGCTTCAATAATCTCTGGAGCAACTGCTGCAAGCATTGCTTCGCTGAGTTCAGGCGTAATCATACCCTTCTCAAGCAAAATACGTAGTCCAAGCTCTGTTGGGCTAGGTGCATCTGCCTCCGAGAAGCCGTGAGCACGTCTCCAGGTCTGGAAAGACACTGCCATGCGGTCGAAACCGTTGTCTGCGTCCATCGCACGGTCGTTTCGGGTAGCAACGGCGCTTGGGTCGTACCAAATTACGATTCGGTCAACGTCAGCTTCGCTGTAGCCGTTCGCAATTAGGTAAGGACGGAGGTAAACAACGGTCAAAGCGTCTGCAATGAGCAACATTAGAGGTTCAATGTGTGCTTTGTAGAGTGCTTCGTCGATTTGGAGGGCGTTTGAGTATTTAACATTGGCCAAACCGGTCACAATGTCCTTCGGAACGTCCAAACCTTGCAAAATTCGCTCCAAAACGCGGTCTGCACGCTGTGCAAGGGCTGGGTCGAAGCTTCTTTCGAACTTAAACTGCTTAATTTTGTCGCCAAGCTCGGCTGGACCACGAATTACAAGCGGAACAACGGCTGAAGCGCTGTCTTCGTCGCGAATTGGGGTGGTCATAGCGTCAATTAGCTGATCTTCGAACTCATCGGCCATTTCTTCCGGAGTTGGGTCAGAATATAGGCCATCTTCGTCTTCATAAGGGTAATTTGGGTCCGGAGTGGCCGCTACAGACAGTCCATCAGGCAAATATAGGGCTCCAGCGTTCAAACGGGAGCGTGCGGTGGCACGGAAGGTGCGGTTTAGGAGCAAAAGCTCGGCACACATGTCCAAAAGGCCACGTAGGCTTGAGTCTGCCTCGTCTGAGTAACGTGGGTGAGCACGCCAAATACGTCCAACGAACGCATTTTTAGGTAGACGGAGAGCTCCGCGAGCATTTCCGTTCATGGTCGAGGTGCCAGCCTGGTATTCGCGACGTCCGGCAATGATGTAGTTGCCTTTTGCGTCCATGCTTAGCTCGTCAACGGAGCGGATGTCCCAAGATTCAGGAGTTCCGGTACCTGGAAGTACAGGCATCTGAACTAGGTAGCACTCACCGGTGGTAAGAAGGTTTAGGGCAGCGTCGCGGAGCAAGCCTGCCTGGCCTCCGTAGGCGCTGTCTAGACGAATCAGGGCGCGTTCTGCAGCCTGAGCTAGGTCTGGGTCAAGGTTCGCAACCTGGCGAACTGGCTTCGGGGCCTCTGATGGGTCCTGAACAATAGCTGCGTAAAGACGAATACGAGATACAACCGAGGCAACTAGGTTGAAGGCGTACTTGACTTCACCAATCGCGTCGTAGTATTCCCACGCTTCGGTCTGCCAGCTAGAAGATTGTGCAATGCGACGGTTTTTGAAGCGGTCTGCTTCGCCCTTGTCGTTTAGGTTTACTTGTACGGCCGCGGCAACAAGCGGGCGGAGTACGGAGTAGGCGGCGGCGGTTGCGCGGCCCTGCTCGCTCAAGAATACTGAGTTAGGTGGGAGTGCTGCAGCTGGCGTAGGGATAGCTGACGCACGCAGCGGTTGAGAGTTAGCGGCTCTCTGGTTACGGCTAAAAACGCCCAAAATCGGCTCCTGTCATTTATAACGGAACGGTGTTACTAATCAACCCGTGCGGTTATTATTCCTGCAACTGCCGAAAGGGCTAGCGGCAAACTGAATATTACCGCTGTTGCTGTATCTATTGTATACCAGATTGTAAGGAGTGATCCGAACCATATGGACATACACCACACGCATGTAAATAAGTAACCCGTTAGGGTCTCTGGTCCCTTACGTCGCCAAATGGCTTGACGTAGGGAATCAAAGATTGTGTCTATCGTGAACAGACGTGCCAGGCGGTACGTCGCTAAGGATAGAAGAATAAAGTGGAAAAGGTCGGGGGCGGTTGTATTAAGCACTCGGATCCTTCATGGAGCTGAGGGTGCGGTATGGGTTCCAGCCTCGCAGGGTGGATCCGCAGCCGCAGTTGGTGTCTTTCTTAAAGGCGATGGTTTTGCCGGACTTGGCAACAACGTAAGTGTCTAACTCTGGACGTCCAGATTTTACGAAGGACTCGTACGGCTCTTTGAACATAATCTGAGGGCCGCCAGGACCGTCCTGCGCAACAACAATCTCAACGTCGGTAACAATAACGCGGGTCTTCTGCAGATAGTAGGCGTCGGCGGACGGAGGTGAAGATGACATACTCTGGACGTCGCTATAGGTGTTGGGAGCGGCAATGACAAAGTGCGCTGGAAATACGTCGTAGAGAATCTGCATACGGTTAGTCTACCTTACTTTGTTGGAGGGTTTGCAAACGTCGGGCGATTGCGCGGTGGGTAACGTTGGCAGCGCGGGCAATGTCGGCAATAGAGACGTCGTTGGCGCGGAGTTCGAGCACTAGTTGGTTCATTTCCTCGTTGGCTTTGGCGTAGGGGTGGCCGGCGGGCATGCGGTGGCGGAAGAGGCGGGCTTGAGGAGCTAGGTCGCGGAGACGTTCTTCGGTGTGGGGCGGGACTCCGGGGGAGACGGGGGTCAGACGTTGGTATCCACCTTCAGGGGTGCGGAGACGAGGGATAGGGACGTCGACGTCAGTAAGATCTTTAACAGACGGGTTAGGGTAACGATCAACCCAGGACTTGATTGTCGAACGGGTGCGGGTAGGGGAGAGGGCGTCACCGATTGAGGCCAACGTCCAGCCAGCGTGATATAGGGCGGAGGAGCGTTTGTGGAGGTTGGTTCCAGAGAGGGAGTTGATGAAGGCCACCTCTTTTTCGGGGAGGGACTGGAGTCGTGCGTATCTTCTGGACATGGAACTATTGTATCATAGTTTCGTGCAATGTTTACGTACTGTACGAAAGAATGATACATTAACTTTTTTAGGCTTTGGCCTGCGAGTTGGAAGTAGTATAATTTCGGGTTCGCCAAATTCGTTTCCTGATGTTAATTGGTGAATTTCTGTTACCAATTTGTTATCAAAAAAGTCTGCCAATTTGTCCAAATAACCTAGACAAGTTGCCAATTTGTTGCTAGGTTTTTAGGTATCGGGTAGGCAACCAGCCAGCCCACAACGAAAGGTAACAAAATGGAAAAACTAATGGTGCGAATTCTAGGTCTAGCAATTGCGATTGGTCTAGGTTCTTTTGTTGGTGCTTTACTCACTATCACAACACTAGGCGAGAGCGAATTGGAGAGAACAATTCAGGGTAGTTGGATACTCTTTGATTTGGTTCTCTCCTTTGTGTGTCTGCTAGTGTCTGGAATTATTTTTGCTATCTATCCCCTAGTAGTCAAAAAAGACTAACCAGCCAGCCAGCGAGCCCCCGCCTAATCAGCGGGGGTTTTGCTTTACCCAGCCCAAGCCCAGCCAGCCCAAGCCCAGCCCAGCCAGCCCAAGACACGCCACCGCATACACACACGCCACCAGCCCAGCCAGCCCAAGACACGCCACCGCATACACACACGCCCAAGACACGCCACCGCATACACACACGCCACCAGCCAGCCCAGCCCCAGCCAGCCCCAGCCCAACCAAACTAGACACACAAACACAAACACAAAACATAGACGGATTACATAAACGGATTAGGCACACGCCCAAGACACACCACCGCAAGCCAGCCAGCCCAAGCCCAGCCCAGCCAAACACGCCACCGCAAGCCAGCCAGCCAGCCAGCCAGCCCAAGCCCAGCCAGCCAGCCAGCCAGCAAGCCCAAGCCCAAGCCCAAGCCCAAGCCCAGCCAGCCAGCCAGCCAGCAAGCCCACGCCCAACCCCCAGCCCAAGCCCAAGCCCAAGCCCAAGCCCAAGCCCAAGCCCAAGCCCAAGCCCAAGCCCAAGCCCAAGCCCAAGCCCAAGCCCAAGCCCAAAGTGTTAGACGGATTAGGTAGACGGATTAGCCAGCGTTATCAAATCGTTACCAAATAGACTTGACTTGATTGTTGAATAGGCATTAGACTTGCCTTAGGCAAGTCACCCAGACAAGCCACAACCAAAGGAGTAGTAAATGCCAAAGCACCTAACCAACACTGAATTACAGGGTGAGATTGTAGAAATCATCTCGTTCTTTGAGGCTTCACTTATGTTCCTAGATGGCGTATACACAATGCCAGCAGGGGCAGACTTGGAGAAGTTCCTAAGCAACGCTCAGGGCTACCTAGACAAACTCAATTGGAGTGAGATGGCAGTAAAAGCAAGAGAAGAAGCAAACAAGGGCAACGTTCTCTAACAAGCCACCGAGAAGCCCCCGCCAAAAGCGGGGGCTTTTCTTTGTATCGGTTTAGGTATCGGCTAGGTTCAACTCCAGTCTTAGTATGTGCGTAGCACAGACAAAGACCTTTCGAGCCTTTGGCGAGAAATAAAAAGAGCCTGAGCGAAGCGAAGTCTCAGCGAGCGACCAGCGAGCATCAGGCGAAGCCTGATACTGCGTGACTAAAGTTCAACTCCAGTTATATAAGTGTGGGAGGCTTTAGCGAACGCGAAAGAAGCCTCCACCACGATTAGGCTTGCCATTATCGATTCTGCGAGCTCCCATGGAGCGAGCAGTAATCTTTCCTCCAGAGAATCCCATTGGAGGCTTGATAAGTAAGGCAGTCATAGCGTGGACCATAGCATCTACTCTGTCTGGTGATTTACCTTCTCCTGGTACCCAGGAGTACATCTGACTTTCCAAGTCAGGAAGGTAGCCAACGTGGTGAACACGACCTTGCTCATAAGCAAGGGTCACAGGCTCAGCACGAAGTGCTTTACCATGCTTGCTATGGACCTCCAACACTTTGATGTTGGGGTCGATAGCATTGATAGCATTGCGAACCAGGGCTCCACCCTGATTCACTTCTGCTACAACAGGACAGCCCCACTTCCGGGCCATACGAACAACTTCGTTAGCCCACTTCTCTGGAGAGCCAAGGATGGAAGCATCTTCCAGGACCCAGGCCTGCCTCTTGTAGAGGTCCCTGTCTGATGTGGCAGCACAGACAACAATGCCACACTCATCACGTGGGTTCTCTGCCACTGATGGGTCCACTCCAATGATACGAAGTGGAGTGCCTTGAGGCATGAACGATGCTCGATATTGTTCGATGAGCTCCTCTGTCCAGAGGGCTCCTTCGACATCATCAAGCATCTCACCATAGAGTTCCTGGGCAGCCAGGCGTGTGCCTGCGTAGACGCCAGTGATGGCGTCGAGGTAGGCACCTGATAGGTTACCTGAGTTGTCGAGAGTAGAACCACGAGTGATAACTACTCGACCTGTCTTAGATTCCTCGATGAGTTTGTAGAGCAGAGGTACTCTCTTGGGTGTAGTGGTCACCATAATCTTTGGGTGACTACCAAGACGAGTACCAACACGAAGGTTGTCAAAAGCAGTCATGCCTGCTGCGTCAGGGGTCTGACGCCAGGCAGCAATCTCATCGCCCCAGGCGTGAGTGAACTGAGGACCACGAAGTGAGTCAGGCTCGTCTGCTGTGAAGCAGGTGGCAGTGTTGCCATTGGGCCAGGTCAACCTTCTCTTGGAAGGTTCATAGAGTGGGCGTTCACTAGGAGGAGTCACATTCATAATGCCAGACTCACCTTCAACAATAACGTCACGAACATCTGCTGCTGTACGAGCAACAAGGGCGAAGCGACGCTGTCCCTCTGTTGTGTACTTGGCCTGCTCTCTTACCCACTCAGCAGCAGTCCTGGTCTTGCCAGCACCACGACCAGCGATGTATGCCCATATGGCCCAGTCACCTTCAGGTGCCTGCTGCTCAGGCCTGCCCCAGACTGACCAGTCCCAGAGCAGGATATCAGGGTCCATGCCTTGTAAGGCAAGAGCCTGCTGCTCTGGGCTCATCAAAGATATCTGTTCCATCAGGCTTTTAGCCATCGAGTTCAACTCCAGTCATGTGTATATTTAGTGATACAGGCTGTGCCTGCAAGGCAGTGATTGCTTCTACGAGAGCGGGACGAATGTCCTCGACGATAGTCGAAGCTCGAGTAGGAGCGATAGCTGACTTGAAGTTAGATTCTTTATTGAATAGACACAAAAAGTTCAACTCCAGTCCTGCCGGCTGCGTGCGTGCGCGCAACGGCTTAGAGGATCACCTTGACGTTAGGGTCACCTTTGAAGACGGCTTTGAAGGTCACCGCATCCATGACGCCAGTAACGTCAAGCTTTTTAGAAGCTTGGAAGTTACGAACAGCGGCTTTGGTAGCTCCTCCATAGTAGCCATCTTTATCAAGACCGGCTTCAGCAAAGCCAAGCTCAATCAGACGACGCTGAAGGTGGTGCACCGTAAGCGACTTCTGGGAACTGGTGTTCTGGTAGACGCAAGCTGAAAGCTTGACTTCATCTACTTCTCCATTGCCCACAACGGCTGGGCCAGCCGGCTGAGGCAAAGCATCCTTGACCGCATCGATGTCGACAGCTACAGGAACTGAGACACGGATTGGCAAAGGCTTCGGTGTTGGAGGTGTTGGAAGTTCTGGAGATTCATCGACCGCATCGATCTTCTCCTCAACGACTTCTGGTTCAGAAGCAGGGACAGGTTCGATAGAGCCTAGTAACGGCTTGAGTTCATCAGACATGAGGTTCCTTAGTGTTTAGGGGTGTATATAGATTTTAGCATAAGCTATGCTCGCTGGGCGAGAAGAGCTGATGTGATCGAAGCAGAAGCGAAAGCGATCGTCAGGCCAAGCGAAGCAGGGGCAAAGATTGCGAAAGCGATAGCAAGGCCCGCGAAGGCCACCGCAAGCACAGCGGACCAGACGACCTCTCTGAGGGCGTAAAGTAGTCGAGACATACTATTTAACCTTTCTAACGGTTTTAGTCGATTCTGGGGCGTCCTGCGCCTTCTGAGGGGCAACGACCCCAAGGAGCGGCTGGAGCTTGGTAGTGCGACGAAGTCGACGGATGGAGAGATATGCGGCACCGCATCCTGCTCCAACGGCAGCAAAGAGTATTGCAATGATGGTTTCCATAAGGATAGTCCTATCTACAAGAGGTCGTCATCGGATAGATCAAAGTCATAGTCACCGGATGGTGCGCCAATAAAGGCTGCAAGGAGCATTAACGCTCCGATAACCATTGAGGCTATAACTAAGGCCACTAAGGTCAGGCCAGCTATAAAGATGATTAGGTCCATGATATATCTTCCGTACGTTTGTATAAACATCATACCATAAAGAAGTAGCCCCTGCTAAGGATCAGATGATCTTTAGCAAGGGCTACCGTATGTTTAGTTGTTTAGGCTAAGAGCCTATTCAGCTAAGCAGCACTATGGCTGTTCCACCTTAGCTAGTTGCCCATGTTTCATTGCAAAGGTCTGCTGATCCTCTGGCAAGGTGTCCAAGATTCGGACGTACTTGACTTTGGCCCAGTTTGCTTTAGCAACACCGGCTACGGAATCTATACGGGTACGAGTACCTGCGTAGTAGGCGTGGATCATCTTGCCATTGCCGGTATAGATACCGACGTGGAAAGATCGTTTACCACTTCCGTAGTAGAAGGCAACAATGTCTCCGACCATCGGCTGCTTGACAACTTTGCCTGAGCGCATTTGTCGAGTAGCAGAGTGGTCGAGTGTTACTCCCACTTGTCCATAGGCCCACCGCACGAGACCAGAGCAGTCCCAGCCTCGAGGAGAAGAACCGGAGAAGACATACCATGTCTTGTTCTTGTACTTCGTTACCTTCTTGACTAGGGTAGCGATCTTGCCTTTGTTGGCGAATTGCTTTTGGACTGTGCGCTGCTGTTGCTGAAGTTTCTTAGCCTTGACTATAGATCCGTGGAGGACCGAAGATAAGGGCGTGCTCTTCGACAGCGCATTTTCGATATTCAGTTGTATTGGTGTTGGTTTAATTGCGGCGCTGGCTGGTTGGACTGATGTAGCTGTGCTACATGAGGCCAAGAGCAGTACCAGTGCTCCAATCGTTAGTAACCTTTTCATCTGGCGACCTACCTTTCCTGGTTTTATGAGTTAGTACTCGGTCGTTACTTGTTGGGTTCTCCCTGGCCTTGAACGGATTCAAGACGTTTTAATAGTGTACACCAAGACCGTGCTAAGTCAAAACGGATTGAACGGCGGAAGTATTTGGCGTACCTAGATTGTTAGATACTGGTAGCGGCGGACAGGATCAGCTGCCTGAGGTCCGACAGGCCGCGTAAGTCGATGTAGTCCAAGTGTTTGTCGGCTACCTGGAAATCTCTTTCAAGGTCGATCAGGGCTACCGGACTAAGTGCTTTGAGATTTAGGGTACCGGACAGGTATCGATCGTGCAGGGCAATGACGTTGTCGATGGACTCTTTGACGTGGGCTGGAAGATTGTTTTTCATGTATATATGATACACCGTGCTTGTGGTTGTGTGTGCTAAGTGAGACGGCGCAAGGGTGGGGGAGTCGGAATGTAATAAATTGTTATTCTGTCTGCGCGGAGCGCAAATTCAATTTCCGGCCGCAAAAGCCTAACCCTGCTACTTGGGGGATAAGTAGCAGGGCTAGGGGTCTGGTTAGCCTAAGTGGGCTAAGTAGGTGTCGTAGTGGCGTTCGGTGATTTGGCTTTGTAGTTGCCAATCCGCCATAGCGAGTGCGTTGCGTAGCGATAGTTTGCCATTAGCAACTACGGCGGTGGTGATTTCGTGTAGGTCTGCGTCTTGCTTTACGCCTTTGGCAAAAACAAGGGCAACTTCTTTCAGCTTCTCAGTGTCGTTCTTCTCAACAAGTTCAACAAAGTAGTCTGCGAAACTCTTGTTGTATTCCAAAACTTCTCGCTCTAAAAGAGTGAGTAGGTCAAAAACGGCGTTGTTCACCATTTCCTTTTCCTGTTCGGGCGTGTATTTGGACATAATCTTCTCCTTACGGGTTGGTCTTACCCGCATTTTCAGTTTACAGGAACGGGTGAGATAAGTCAAGAACGGGAAACGGCGCGGCTTTTTTCTTTGGGTGAAGGGTTCTTTTATTCTGTTTGCGCGGAGCGCGAATTCAATTTTCGGCCGCAGACCGAGAACCTAACCTTTCGGCTAGGCTCTCGGTGGTTCGGCTAATCTTCGCTGACTACCCTGTGCTGAACAAGATTGCGTTGAAGAACGCTGGTCATAAATGGTTTGCCGATTGAGCTGTCGTAGAAGGCAACTAACGACATAAGTTCAACAACTTTTTTCAGGGTCGGTAGTTGGATTTTTACAATGTCGGCTAACTTCTCGGTGGCAAGTGTCCCGATTTCTAGTTGGTTTACCGCATCCGCTACCGAGCGTTCGACATCTTTGCCGATTAGCCACACTTGCGTTTGGGCTAGGTCAATGTCGAATTGTGGGTTGTTGTTTAGGTTCTCTCGTAGTTCGTCAAGAGTAACTTCGGGCTTTTCGTTCATCTTATTTCTCCTTGCGGATTGGTTGGCTCCGCACTTTCAGTCTACGGGATTTGGTGAAGTAAGTCAAGAACAGGGAACGGCGCGGCTTTTTTCTTTGGAGAACAAGGTCTTTTTATTCTGTTTGAGCGGAGCTCGAATTCAATTTTCGGCCACAAAAGCCTAGCCCTGCCTATTGGGGGAATAGACAGGGCTAGGTGGTCGGTGGTTAGTTGTTCCACTCGTAGTGGTTGTTGTCCGCACACTTCTTGTCGCATTCGCTTGAGCAGACTTCCATTGGATAGGCTGACTTTCGGCGTAGGTCGAACACAAGCATTAGGGCGAGAGTGGCGAACATAAGTAGACTTGCGGCAGTGAATAGCCACATAGCACCTAGTAGGCGTTCGGCACTTTCTAGGTCGCCAATGACGGAGTATCGGGTTACTCCGTTCTGCGTGATAGTCGCTAGCGACCAGCAAACGATAGTAACGAAACTGATTGGTATGTATTTGAGCATAAGGATTTTCCTTTGTTCGTGAACAGATGGGTGGTGCGAGGCTCGCCTTGGGGGGTAGCGAGCCTCGCTATTCAGTTGTAAGTCTAGTCTGCCATAGATGGTGAGATAAGTCAAGAACGGCAGGGTCGGCGCTTTTTTCTTCAGAGAACGAAGAAAGTTATTCTGTTTGCACGGAGTGCGAATTTCAATTTCGGTACGCAGTCCGGCGACAAGCGAGCCGGCCGCCAGCGTCCGAGCCAGGCAAGGCGCTGCCCTGTCTGAGCGAAGCGAAGCCGGGCAGCTCGCAGCCTGGGAGGATCGCGGCAGCCGGGGAGCCGAGCGAGAGGTGAGCGCGCTGCCGGCGTCTGCAGCGGCGAGGCTGAAAAGCGACGAAGGAGCGTTCAGCTATCGAGCCGCAAAGATCGCGGCAGCTTGCGAACCGAGCGAGAACGGGGTGCAAAGTTATTCTGCGTGGGCGGAGCCCAAATTGAATTTCCACCGAGCAAACCAAAACCCTGCCACTCGGGGGAAGTGGCAGGGCGGTCTTGGCTAGAACGGCGGAGTCTCTGGGTCGCTGTTCGGTCGGCGGATAAGAAACAACTCGCGGAGTTTTGCTTGAAGGTTCTCAAAGTTCTGCTCCGCGTAGTGGACAGGCTCGGTGAGGCACTTGGTCGCAAGTGGGTCAATCTCTGGGTGGTTGAAGCACTTGACGAGAAAGAAGTCGTACTCGTACGAGCGGAGTTCTCTGCCGAAGACCTCGGCTAGAGCCTCCACAGCAAAGACGGCGTTCCGCTCTGTTTGGGTAGTGTTGTCATCGTTCATCTGGTGTTTTCTCCTTGCGGATTTGTCGGCTCCGCTCTTTCAGTTTAGCCGAACAGGGTGACATTGGTCAAGGAGGTCACCGCGGGCTTTTTTCTTTGGACAACAAAAGAAAATTATTCTGTTTGAGCGGAGCTCAATTTCAATTTTCGGCCGCACGCCGAGAGCCCTGCCACTTGGGGGAAAGTGGCAGGGCGGTCTTGGGGTTACTGCTCGGCGTTTACAAGTTGCTGGCAGTAGTTCACTACATCTTGCGGGTGGTCGGAAAACTGGACAAGTGCTTCGCCAATTAGTCCTGCCTCAAGAAAGCCAGTAATCTCGCTGTGAATGGTGGTCTGCGTAGTGCCAAAATACTCTTCGCTGAAACCGATTAGGTCGAGGAACAACATAAACGGCGTTCCTTTTCGTGCGTCGTAGTTGGTAGACCATTCGGCAAGATAGGCAACCTTGTCGGCGTTCTTCGGTGGGTTTTCAGTTAGGTCTGAAAATGTCGTTTTGGTGGACATTTGTATCTTCTCCTTGCGGCTGGTTGTGTCCGCTCTTCCAGTCTACGCTGTCGGGTGAGCCGAGTCAAACACCGCAGCGTCGCCGGCTTTTTCTTTGGATTCAGGGGTTTCTTATTCTGTTTGAGCGGAGCTCAAATTTCAATTTCCGGCCGCAAGAACCTAGCCCCACTACTTCCTTCAAGTAGCAGGGCTAGGTGGTCTTTTACTCGTCTCGGTGCTCGTCGAGTGTAGTGCCTTCTTCTTTATTGAACACGCGGTCGGTGATGTCGCAAGCAGTCTCAAACTGAGTCTGGCGGTAGTTGGCATCTAGGTCATCGTCTAGTGCCATTGACTTGTAGAAGTCGGTAGCAAGAGAAAGTTCACTTTTGACTACGGCGATGATGTGCTCTAGACTATTTCTAGCATCGTTAGCGAAGATTGCTCCGCAACTACAAGCGGCTCGGTAGTCGTTGGTTGACTCATACCAAGTGTCGATAATTTCGTGGTTCATCTGTTTCTCCTTGCGGATTGGTTGGCTCCGCTCTTCAAGTCTACGGCACATCGCAAGACAAGTCAAGGATGGTCGCGTCGGTTTCTCTTTTTGGATTCCTGGTTTTCTTATTCTGTTTGAGCGGAGCTCAAATTTCAATTTCAACGAAAAACCCCCTAACCGAAGTTAGGGGGCAGTGATTACCAATTTTCGTTGATGAACTCTAAGAGTTCTCTGTATGATTTTCCATCTGAAACCATTTTTACCAACTCGGCGTTTTCAGAAAGCAAGTCCGCCGGAACGGTGGTATCTCCTGAAAGCATAGCGAGAGTATGGATTATCGTTGCCATTTGTTTCTCTTTTCTTCTTGGTTGTGGTGAGCCTTTTTACAACTTGCTCGGGTTGTGGAACTTAGAGAGCGGTCTGAACTACTTCAAACTTCACTCCACGCTGACGCAACTCAACTAGAAAGTCGCTGGCGTCGTATTCGTCTAACCAGACGAAATCGTTGTGCTTGGCAAATGCTCGGTAGGCAGTAACGAATTTGAACTCGTTCTTATCTACTCGGAGAAAACCTTCGCCTTGTGCTTTCGCAAAAACAAACTTGGTCATTTCTCCTCCTCTCGATTTGTTAGAGGCTTCCCCTTGCGGGCTGGACACTACGAGCCTATCACGATTGGGGCAGCCAAGTCAAATACTAAGCGACCGCGGCGGATTTTCTTTTTTGGATTCCTGGTTTTGTTATTCTGTTTGAGCGGAGCTCCAATTTCAATTTCCCGGCACGAAGAAAGAGCCAACCTTTCGGCTGGCTCTCTCGTCTACTCGCTTTCACAATAGCCGCACAGACCTTCTTGGTGAATAAACCAATCGTGGGGACAAAAGTCGGTTTCTTGTCGGTGAGCGATTGCGTCATCAACAAAAGCAAGAGCCTCGGCGTAGGTGTATTCCACTTCATCAACGACAATCGTCTTACCTAAATCCATTGAGGAAGTGTAAATCCTAGATACTTCGCGAAGTGTGTCTAGCGAATACTCAAGATACGGATTTGGCTTTGGCTCAAATGACTTCGCGAAGTCGTCAAAGTTTTCAGCGGTGAGCGTTCCGCCATTGGCGATAAACTCACTAACGGCAAGCAACACTTCGTCAATGCCTTCTTGTTTTTTGGGTGTGGTCATTTTTATCTCCTTACGGATTGGTTGTATCCGCATACCTAGGTTATCACGCCAGCCTGACATAAGTCAAGAACCGAGCCGCGGCGGCTTTTTCTTTGGATTCAGGGGTTTCTTATTCTGTTTGAGCGGAGCTCAAATTTCAATTTCACGGCACGCCGAAAAGCCTAACCCTTTCGGGCTAGGCTCTCGGTGCTAGGCGAACAAGTCGTATTTGTGCCTGTTCTCGTCTATGCGATTGGTCAGCCAATCCTGCGGAATGGTGTAGGCTCGCTTGCTGTTGTGCCAAGAGATAGGGGCATCATTGAAAGCAACCTCCACGACGGTTTCGTGAATGAATAGTCGCTCACCATTTCTGTTGAAGTAGTAGGCAAAGAAGTAATCAGACCAATACTTACTCCAACTAGGCACTCCGCGGTAGTTGTCGCTTGGCAACACAAACCTAGCGTAGTGAAGTCGGTATCTACCTCGCTCGGCTCTCGGTCTGCGGATAAGTTCTTCCAGACCGAACGGCTGACGAATGAACAAATCGCTATCTATCCAATTCTCAACAGCAACCCTCCACTCGTAGTCGTTATCAACAAGAGCGATTTTTAGTGGTTCGGCGGTTTTGCTGTATCCGCCGATTTGTCCGTAATCTCTCGGCTTTGGGTAGTCATACTTGACAAACTGCGAGGGCATAAGGATTTTGTTATCGGCTGGCGTTTCCAAAACTCTGTGCGTTGGTATGCTATCAACGCTGTCGTCTAGGAAGTGGGTTCGTGCTTTGTAGACATCAAACATAGGTTCTCCTCTGCGGTTGGTTGTATCCGCTCTCTAAGTCTTTCATAGATAGTGAGGTTAGTCAAGTAGGCTGACCGCGGCGACTTTTTTTTCTGAGAAGGGTTCTTTTATTCTGTTTGAGCGGAGCTCAATTTTCAATTTTCAAATGCCAAACGACCTACCCTTTCGGGCAGGTCGCTCTTGGCTATTCCTTGTAAAGTTGTTCGAGTGCTTGTCGCTGGACTTCTGCCATTCGCATTACTAGTTCTAGCATTTGGTCATTCAAACCTTCGGTGTATCCCTCTGGGTCTGTTCCGCCTGTAAAGACGACAGGACCGAGGATACATTGGTTCTCTACGCCAACGGCATCTTCGTAAATGGCAGTTGCCATAAAGTTTTCGGTGAAGTCGTTGCGGAATAAGCCTTCCTCGTTACACCACATAGTTAGGTTCGGTGGTCGAACATCTACGGGCTGTATCAAACCATCAACGGCTTTCTGTAAAACTGCGAGTGAGTTGTCGTTGTTGAATTCAACGATTTCCGATTTTCCGTCGGTCTGGACTACTAGTGCTTTCTTCATTATTTCTCCTGTGTGGCTGGTTGTATCCACACCTCAATCCTTTCACAGATGGCTAGGTATGTCAAGAACCCCCGGGGCGCGGTTTTCTTTTTTGGATTCCGGTTTTAATTATTTTGTATGCGCGGAGCGCTAATTCAATTTCCGGCAGCGAACCAAACCAGCCACCTGCTGAAAGCAGCTGGCTGGTCTTTGGTTACTCGGTGAAAGTTGTTGCTTTCTCTAACGCCGAAGAAAGTTTTGCGATTAGTTCAATCGTTTCTTCTAGCGAAAAAGCGGTGTCGCTTGACGAGATAATCCCGCCTCTCTCAACGTGAGTTGATAGAGTTAGTTGGACAACCTTGCCTTCTGGTAGGTAGTCGCTGTCCTCCTGGGTGCGGTCTACGGCAATAGCGGTTACGAGGGTTCTTGCTTTTCTTAGTGTCGTGGTCATCTTCTCACCTCTTTTCCGGGGAAGCCTTCCCCTAAGTCCAGTCTAGCCGGACAGGGTGCGGCGGTCAAGTGTGGCTGCCGGCGCGGTTTTCTTTTTGGATATCTTGATTTAATTATTCTGTTTGCGCGGAGCGCGAATTTCAATTTCCGGAACGGCGAATAGCCTCACCTTGCGGTGAGGTATTCGTCAAGTAGGACTTCTTTTACAAAAAACCCGTCCTTCTTAGGTCGGCTGGGGTGAGCCAGCCACTCATAGGCGTAGTCGGAGTCGGTAACAACTTCAATGATTGCGAAGTTGCGACCGAGGACATAGACGGTCTTGGGCTTACTCATTGTCGCTCTCCTCAATCGGTGGCGAGCAAGTCAGGCAAACCTCGGTGTCGTCATAAGCGTCACGCACATCTTCGGGAATGAACTCGTTACAGTAGTTACAAAGGTAAAGCAAGTCCTCGGTGAAATACTCCTTGATGAAGAAGTCGGTAGCACCGTTCGGGTAGCCCTCTTTACAATCTCGGCACAGCCAGAAGTAAGTCAGTTCGCGAGCCTTCTGTGAGTCTTTGATGCCCTCTGGAATACTTGCGTTGATTTCCACCAGAGCGAATGGGTCGCCGTCGTGAAAGACCGAACAACTGTCGCATTGGATTTCGCTGTATCTGCTAATCATAGATTTCTCCTATTGTGGTTGGTTGTGTCCACACTACAATTCTTCCACAGACGGTGCGGTATGTCAAACACCGATTTTGTCGCGGTCTTTTTCTTCTGAAAATGGGTTTTGTTATTCTGTCTGCGCGGAGCGCTAATTTCAATTTCAGCGAATGGCCGAAGCCACCTAACCATTTCTGATTAGGTGGCGTTGGCTATACTGCGACGGGTTCTATTCCCTCGGCCTTTTCAAGCGATTTAGCGAAGTTACGCTGGCTGTCCTCAATGGTGCGGTTGCCGATACGCTTTATCCATTGGCCGAACGTTTCGTTGCTGACGTTGGTTCCGTAGCCGATTACGCTTAGTAGGAAGTCGTAGTCATAGAGCGAAGTCTTGACTTTGGTTTCCTCGTCGTAGCGGTAACGAACGGGGCCGTAAAGGGCGTTCCAGATTTTGATACGGGTGTAAATGTCGCCTAAGTTTTCCTTAGTAACCTTGTTCACTCCGATTGCCATAAGTGCGTAGCAAAAGTAAGCAACGCTTTCTTTCCACTCCTCAGTGCCTTCGCTCCAATTAGCGACGCGTTCTGCGTTCCAATCTAGGGACATAGTGTCCTGCTTTCTGCGGTTGGTTGTGTCCGCATAATAATTCTTTCACACTTACGCGGTCTTGTCAAACACAAGAGGTCGGCGCGGGCGTTTTTTTCTTCTGAAAAGGTTTTTAGTTATTCTGCTTGCGCGGAGCGCGAATTTCAATTTCAGCGGTAGGTCACAGGGGCTACCCGAAGATAGCCCCTGCTGGCGATAGTTTTTCGTGTCTCAACTTCGGATTGCTCCTAAGCCCTCACTCCGCTTACCAACGGCTAGTATTGCGGTCTACTAGCAGACGCCAAGTCTCAGCACATTCTAGAAAACTGTCTTGGCTCGTAGTGAGCAGTTTAGCCACTTGCTCAGGTGGGTGGTTTATTCAGACGGACTTACGATTTCCTCGAACGCCTTGTTGACTTTGTCGGTTTCGGCTTTCTCGGCTCGTTCGATAATGTTGTGGACTAGTTCGCCAGCCTTGTCGGCGGCTCTAATGCCATTCATCATCAAGCCTAGCATTCCGCCGTGTTCCACAATGTCTTTTGGAAGTGCGTCTGCTGGAACATCTGGGTCTACTCCGTAGTGAATGGTCATCGCCATAATTCCACAGAGAGCAACAAGGTTCTTGACTTCTTCTTGAGACAAGTCGAAGTCTGGTAACTCATTTGGGTTTCTTGCTGAAAGCATAGTTTCTCCTTCGCGGTTGGTTGTGTCCGCATAATCAGTTTAGCGGTTCTGCCTGACATCTGTCAAGAGAGGCGGCGCGTTCTTTTTTTTTTTTTGGATTTCTGGTTTTGATTATTCTGTTTGCGCGGAGCGCAATTTAGAATTTCACGCACCAAAACCTCAAGCCGAGGGATTGGGGGGAGGCTCGGCTTGAGGCGGTCTTTGGTTAGAGGATTAGCAAAGCCTCTTTTGCGTCTTTCAGGGTTGTGTATCCCTGAAACTCGCCAAGAGTTTCTATTCCTTGTTTGGTGGCAACTCTGACGGTGTAAAGGTTTTTAGTTCCGTCAAAGTTTTTTTCGCTTGACACAAAACGCCAGCCGTCGTCGTGCTTGGCTAGGGTGTCGAAGTAGACGATAGATTGCCAAAACTTCATTGACTCTGGGCTAAACCAAGTAGGATTTGCCTTTTGGATTTGTGTCCAAGTTTTATTGGTTGCGGAAGTGTTCATCATTTTTATCTCCTTATGGTTGGTTGTGTCCACACTACAAGGTTACCATTTACGGCAACCTCGGTCAAGTATGGTCGGGCGGACTTTTTTCTTTGGATGTTTGTTTTTCTTATTCTGTTTGAACGGAGTTCAAATTATTCAATTTCCGGCCAGCCAGCCTCACCTCTCCTTTCGGAGAGGTTCGGCTTGAATACTACTCGTATTCCTTACAGTTGGCACAGATACCGTTCTCGTCTTCGTAGACTTCGGCAGGAATACCTCCGTCACATTGCGAGCAAGACTCGGCTGGCGTGAATGTCCACCTGCCTGTCCCTGTCGGTTCATCGTGAGAATAACGAACGGCATACAACTCGTTACCCTTGATAGTAAACTTGTTCTTGAAGTCACCGTCGATTTCCATAACCTTGTGGATTTCAGACACATCAACGAAACCTGCTCCGTTTGTACGATTCCATCGAATACTCTCAGCGATAACCATAACCTTGCCATCGTCTTTCAAGCCTCGGCGTTCTAGCCAAATAGGTAGGAAGTTGTCGTAAAACTGAAAGACTTCTTCTCGATAACAGTCATAGCACCATTCAGGTCGTTCTGGATAGCCGTACTCGTCTAACTTTGCCTCGCCTGTTTCTTCGTCATAGATTTCACAGACACAGTCGCTGGTTAGTGTTGCCTTGTATTCTTGTGTTTCCTCTGTCATTTGTTCCCTCATTCTACGGATTGTCCCGTAAGTCTAGTCTTTCACACTTCGCGACTTGAGTCAAGTCGTGGGTCGGTCGCGAGCTTTTTTCTTTGGAAAATGCTTTTCTTATTCTGTCTGGGCGGAGCCCTAATTTCAATTTTCCAGCGGAAAAACCCCTAGCCTTTCGGCTAAGGGTCTTGACTACTCTCCGCGAGTTTCTCCGCATAAGTCGTGAAAACCATTCATCAACTCATCTTCGTTGTCGCTTTCGATTAGTTGCTTACAATAGTGACAATAAACTTCTTCATCATCATCATCATTGTCATACTCCATACGCTCACGCCAAGCGTCCGCAACATCACCGGGGTCTGCCTCGGTGTTGTATGGAGTTAGATAGGTGTCGCTGTCGCAAGAGCAACAGGGTCTATCCTCACATTGGCAACTGCCTCCGTTTGACGACATTAGGTATGGAAGTTCGGCTTTTGCTCGCTCGGCAAGTTCTCGCCAAGACGAACGGTTGAATGGGTGAGAGTTACGCTCGGCGTGTCCAAGAGCCTCAATGATTTTGTTGTATTCGTATTCAGATAACATAGTGTTCTCCCTTGTGGCTGGTTGTATCCACAGGTCAAGGTTATCACGATAGCCTGACATTCGTCAAGAGCGGTTCGTCGGACTTTTTTCTTCTGAAAATAGTTTTTCTTATTCTGTCTGGGCGGAGCCCTAATTTCAATTTTTGGCCAGAAAGCCAGAAACCACACCTTTCGGTGTGGCTCTGGTTCGGTTTAGTAGCCTCGGTCTTTGATTTCTACTTCTGTTCCGTAGTCAAGGTCAAGGTCGTATCCGTCATTTCGGCGGTCATACGACAGCGAGATTTCGGCTTCAATCTCATCTTCCAAGCCTTCAAGCGACTTACCAAGCGGAGTGGTAATCGTTCCTGTAACTTCAATGATGATTTTGACAGAGTGTTCTTCGGTTAGTTCCCACTCAAAGATTTCAGCAAGGCTAGTAACAAACTCGCTGTCGCCGTCAAGCACTTCTTCCTTGACAGCCTCAACGACAAGATTTTCGGCTTGTGTGATTTGGCTTTTGAGTTCGTTGCGGTCTGCGATTGCTCGGTCAAACTGCGAGGTCTTGTAAGCCAAGTTGCTTTCAAGAGAGGCTACCTTTGCGAGTAGGGTTTCAATAGAAACTTCCTCGGTTGGTGTTTCTGGGTTTTCGTGTTCGGACATAATGCCCTCTGCTTTCTGTGGTTGGTTGTATCCACATAATAATTCAACCACAATCCGTATTCCAAGTCAAGTAGGGGTCGGCGGACTTTTTTCTTCTGAAAATAGTTTTTAATTATTCTGTTTGTGCGGAGCACTAATTTCAATTTCCGCCGAGCAACGAAAAACCCCCAACTTTCGTTGAGGGTTGTTCGTTGAATGTTTATCCGTAGACTAACTTTCCAAAGAAAGCGTATTGAAGGATTGCGTCTGAACCACAAAAGTCCAAGTCCTCCCAATCTATCTTTGCCCCGCAGTGGTGGTAGTCGTCTTTGATTGCGAGAGCGTAGCCACGAACAAGGTCATCAATGTTGAGTTCCTTCTTTACGAACTTGTCGTAATCTTCGGGGTCCTCACACCAGAGCGTAAGTAACCCTGGTTCGTTCCAATCCGAGCCTTCGCTGTATTTCCACTTCTGCCACCAAGAGCCTTCCTCCCAGCCACTACCGAGAACGCAAGACCAGAACTCTCTTACATCAACAGCGAACGGAATAATGATACTTCCGTAGTTCTTTTTTACTTCTAGTTTTTCACTCATTTTGTTCCTCATTTCCTAGATAGTGAGTGTTTGTGTTTTCGTCTGTCCAATACATAGCGGTTTGGCAGTTTGGGCAGAACGGGGTTGTGTAGTTATCCATACAGCCATACCAGCCAGAATACCAAACATCAGATTTGGCACAGGTGTCAGAGCAGTAGAGAACTTCGTCAATGGTGTCGCCATTTATGTCTTGAATAAAAACTACATTAGCCATTATTTATCTTCTTCATTTCCGCACGAAACAACTGCGTTGCCTCACGCTTGGTGTAAAAGAAATACTGACGAGATACTAAGTATCCGTTTTTGTCGGAGGCGTAAAGTTCCCACGCACCCTGAAAAGTTCTTCGGTAATTGATTGCCATTTTTTCTCCTAGTTGGTTGATAGGTAGAACCGAGTGAGAGAGTGAATGAGGGGGAGGTCTTTACTCTATCTCACTCGGTTCTAAGTCAAGTCTAAACGAAAGCCCTGACATTTGTCAATACAAGTTTGAGGTCGGCGGACTTTTTCTTTTTTGAAAAAGGTTTTAATTATTCTGTTTTGGGCGGAGCCCAATTTTCAATTTCCGCTCAAAGGCGTTAGTCGCCTACCGAGGAGAAAGCATAACGCCTCGGTAGACGACCTCAACACACTATTTACAGAAAGGAGATTTCTATGAATAGAGCCTTTTTCTAACTTGCTCAGGTTACTTGCCAATGTCATCTCTGAATAATGTAGTTTGGGGGGAAACTACCTCAATGTTGAACTTACAAGGCGAAGTCTTGGTGGTAAGCAGTTTTACAACTTGCTTAGGTTGTGGAGGGTGCGACTACGCAGTTCTGATGTAGTCGTATTCGGTTGTCCGTAGAGTGGCTTGGAAAGCCTCTGGAAACATAGTTTCCAACATCTCTCGGTCAAACGAAGTGTTCTTGCTAGATACCAACGAGAACGCTTTGGTCTTGCCAACATAGCCAACCTTTTTGCCAGCCTTGTCAAGAGCCTCGCGAAGTAGTTGCTCGGCTTGTGCCTTGCGTTCCTTTGCTGATTTTTCGTCTGCCTTTGCCTGAACAAAGTCAGCGATAGCGTCTTTCACCTTTTTTGAAGTGATAGATACTGCGTCGTCTGGCAACTGAAATTCGTTATTGCTCATTTGTATTTCTCCTTGTGAGATTGTCTATTTGCCTCACATAACAATCTAACCACACAGCACCGACATTTGTCAATACCAACTTTGGAGGGTCGCGACTTTTTTCTTTTGAAAAAGGTTTTTAATTATTCTGTTTTGAGCGGAGCTCAATTATTCAATTTCCGCTGGCAAACCAAAGCCCGAACGGATTTCTCCATTCGGGCTATCGGTTAGGAAACTTTGACCCAACGACTAGCGGTTTGTAGCAAGTGGTCGTAGTCGCCACTTGTGCTTTCCTTGTAGTATTCGTCAAGTTCCGTCTGTGGAACGCCAGCCTTACGGAGTGCCTTTTGAACAGCACCCATAATCGCAAAGGCGTTTCCGTCTGTGCCTGTGAGTTTTACTTTTACATCTGGGTATTTGATGTTTGACATTTTTTCACTTTCGGTTAGTTTGATTTTTGTTGCTAGGGCATCAACGCCACCTTGTCGGTATGCGTCAAGTATGTCCTCGATAATCCTGTCATTTATGACTTCAAGGAAGTTTCCGTCATTGACTTCTTCTCCCATCATAAAGGACAAGTCCTCGGTGTCGTATTCCATTACGATTGTGATTTTGGCTTTCACTTTGTTACCTTTCGTCATTCGGGTCATAGTCCGCGAAGTAATCATCTCGGTCTTGGTCGAGGCTACTCTCTCGGTTGGTTACTCCGCAGAACTCACATTCCACAGAGTAGTTGCCCCAATCGTCAGTTGTTGCTTGACTTGCCTCGTTGGTTTTTTCGCACTCCTCGTTCTCGCAATCGAACTCGTCATACGAAACTTCCTGTGCGTAGATACCAGACCCACGCATAGAACCCTCTGGGTAGTTGCTACTCATTAGTCCTCCTTTGGTCTTAGAATAATGATTGGTGTGTTCTCGTCATAGTCATACGAGTTCGTTAGTAGTTCTTCTAGCGTGTCTACCCACAAGCAACCTACTCCGTCTGGTGAGTAGAAGTAGTCGGTTTGGCGACCCATTTCATCTTGGTAGATTACATCTGTTCGCCAGCCCTCCTCCATACCACGCCATTCGTAGTCTGCGTGGGTTAGATACATAACTGATTTTTTGGTTGGTTTAGTCATTGTGTTCCTTTCCATAATACAAGTCTAGCGGTTTGGGCTGACAAGTCAAGCGTGGGTCGAGGTCGGCGTTCTTTTTCTTTTGAAAAAGGTTTTAGTTATTCTGGCTGTGCGGAGCACGAATTATTCAATTTCCGGCCAGAAAGGGTGAACCCCCCTAGCAACCAATCTAGGGGGGTTCGGCAGAGGTGAAAGTAAACAAAGCCCTCTGCGGTTATCGGTAGGGGAAATGAGAATAAAAAACCTACCGATAAGTTGTTACACGATTTCTGGTTCTGGCTCTAACGCACTTGGCTTTTCACGAACCAAGACATTACGAGTGAATGAGGAGTTTCCCCACGCTAGGTCGTGTGAAATGCTGTCTGCCTCAATCTCGACAGAAGTTCCTGCTCGCTCTCCGTTATCCCAATCTCGGATAACGATACTTCCTGTTAGAGATACACGCTCGCCTTTGTGGATAGAACCTGCGGTGTTGATAGCCAACTGACGGAACGAAGTGATTGTATACCAATTCGTGTGTTCCTTGTATTTTCCGTCAGCGTTGCTGGTGTAGCCCTCGGTTTCCGCTACTCGGAATGAAGTTATTGGTAATCCCTCTGCGGTTACTATGTGTCGTGGTGTGGTCGCTACTAGACCTGTGATTGTGATTTTTGCCATTTTGTCCTACTTTCCGTATCGGCGTTGGTGCTTGGTTAGTTTGGTTTCTGAAATCATTTGGACTACTTCTTGGCGTTCGCTACGGAATTTGGTTTCCACAGCCACAGCCTCGGAGTAGCATAGTGATTTGATTTGTGTTTCTGTGATTGCTCGGAACACTCGTAGTTCTGCGGAGGTCTGCTCGTTTAGAAGTTCGAGTGCTTTTTTGAGGCTTGGTAGAACCTCAATGAGCGTGATGTTATCGGTGTTGGTGTCGTAGATTGCGTAGTTGGTCATTTTTACCTTTCTACTGAAAGTCTACTTGTTTTGGAGTTCCAAGTCAAGAAGGAACTTTTTGTCGAATTCTGTCGCTCGCATTTTCATTCTCCAGCCCGCCAAAATAACTAAGTCGCATAGGTCGTAATCTAACGCTTTTGCTAGGCACTCCAAGATTTCTGACGAACCTTCTTTCTGCCCTCGCTCGACTTCCGAGATGTAACCAAGAGCCACAGACGACTTCGTTGAAAGTTGGCGTAGCGTTAGCATTTTCTCCTCGGTGCGGATTTCTTTTATGATTTCTCCGATTGCGTGGTTGAATTTCATTTTCACTCCTAGTAAATAAGGTTTGGTTCTTCTGGGTTGAGGTCTGGCTTATTGCGTTCCTCTTGTTGAGCATACGCAAAAGCAACTGCCTCGTCTAGTTCAAAGATTGGCTCGGAGTAATAATCGAGGTCGGTGTCCGAGTAAACCTCGAACCAAGGATTGTTATACCAAGTTATTAGGTCTTTGTCGGCTAGTCGTTTGAGGTCGGTGTCGCTTTTGATACCTGCCTCCTCTAAGTCGGCTGGTTGCCTAATGTCGTGTTCTTTGCCCTCCTCGTCTACGAGAAGTATTCGAGTATCGCCACAGGCGACAACATAGAAGTCGCAATCGTCAGATTTCCAGACAACCTCTACATCACCGCTTGTGTAAAAAATAGCGTCTTGCTGGTCGAGGTCTGTGCCATAGGCACTAAGGTTCTCAATGAGAGCCACTACTCGACCTCCCTCGGCTCATACTCAATCGCACCGGTATCGGCATTGACAATGACAGGTGGGTTGTCGTCAGCGTAGTCAATGTCGCTGGCAACGCTAATCCCGAAACCGAGGTTGCCTGTGTAGTTGCCGAGTTCAGCGAACTTGTGGAAAATCTGTGCTGTCAAGTAAGAGGGGTCGCCAACTCGGTCTGTGTGAGTTAGCACTTCCTCAACTGCCTTGATGTTATCTTCGCCTGACCAATGCCCGTAGAGGTGGATTGGTTTTTCGAATTGTTCCGAAGTGATGTAGATACTTGCTCTGTCGCCCATTTTGTTTGTCCTTTCTCTGGGTCTAATCCAAGTCTAGTCTTTTGGTGGTGCTTGTCAAGTTTAGTAAACGATTTCTTTTTCTTCGCCTGAACAAGACACGCAGACTTTCTCTCCCTTGTCTTTTTCTTTGGCATTGTAGTCATAACCAAAGCAATCTTGACATTTGAACTTTACGAGAGTGTCGTGTAGCGAACTTCTGAAAGTGTCCTGCGTAATGTCGGCCAGATAGTCGGTGTCCATTCCGTCAATAACTTTCAACCAATCTTCGTCTTTTATCTCGAAGTCCTCCACATCTCCGTTGTGGAGTTCAGCAACCTCGTCTTTGTCGTAGATGATTGCGAAAACCTGCTCGTCAGGGTCTTTCCTTGCGAAATAGTCCGCGAGCCACTTATTCGTGTAAACAGCCATTAGTAGACCTCATCTTCTTCTTCGCCACAGCCCTTACAGATGTTCTCGCCTGTGTCGCCAGCGTTTTTGAGTTCGTAGTCGAGAGTGTCGCATTGTTCGCACTTATAGCCCGACATTACATCATAAACGCTGTCCGAGAAGTCCTCGTAATAGCCCTCGTAAATCCTACTTCGATTTTCGACAGCAGTAGCGATTGTCGCCCAATGCTCGTCTTTGATTTTGAAACGAGCGTCAAACCCGCCTCCGTAGAAACTGCTCTCCACATCTCGGCGGTCAAACCAAGTGATGATGATTTCATCTTCTGGGTCTAACCCAGAGAGTGCCTCTAAAACTTTGCTAACTTTCATTTTGTCCTCTCTAAATCAAGTTTGGTTCATAAGCAGGGAGGCTGTCAAGCCATTCGACTAACTTTCTTGGGGCAATCCCACCGCTTTTGTTCACTAGGTCGTTCACATAGTCGGAGGTGTTGCCCAAGTAGGTAGTCCACTCGTCTAGGTCGCCTATTGCTAACCAATCTGGCATACCGAGTTTGTAGCAGAGCAGGTAGTCAATCATTTTGTAGTCTGCCTCTTTATCGGGGTAAAAGTTCTCTGTGAAATACTCTGCGCTGTAATCTGTGCCGAGGACTTCCTCTGGGTCGTCTTTATCAACCGATAGTTGATACGCTGTGATGTTCAGCACTCCGCTTTCGAGCGACCAGATGTTTATGTCATAGTTGCGATAGCCCGAATACATTATTGGGGGCGTAACCAAGTCTGGTTCTTCGTAGATTTTTCTGTCCATACCTAAATCCTAAGTTCTAACGAACTTCGTGTCAAGTTTAGTAAACGATTTCTTTTTCTTCTCCGCACTTCGAGCAAATAAACCCTCGTTTGTCTAGGTCTTGGGCTTTGTAGTCATACAGCCCACACTTGTCGCATAGGAACTCTCCGTCCACGCAATCCGCCAGCGTTTCGACTACATACTCCCAATCGCCACTAAATTCATTTATGAACTTCGTGAAATCATCATCAGAGATTTCACAGCCCTCAACGAAGTATTCGCTAACATCATCTTTGCCAGCGTAAGCCCACCAGAGCAGAGTGTCTGGTGGCATTTTTGATAGCCTGTCAATCAGGTCTTTTGCTGTGTAACTCATTAGTAGACCACATCTGGTTCTTCGACAGCACCCTCGCACTCACAGCCGTCATAGCCGTATTCGAGGTGGTGTCGCTTGATTTCGAGTGCCTTGTCTGGGCAATCGTCATACCAATCGTGAGGTTCATCTTCTGACCACTCGCATTGGCAAGTTCTATCACGCTTGGCGTTATCTTCGTGGCTGTCTGGTATGTCCCAAGTTTCCGTAATAGTGAACTCACCCTCGACACCAGAGTAGGTAGCCCCCCAGCCCTGTTCTTCTTCGCCCTCGAAGTCGAATGACAACTCTGGGTGCTGTTCAGTAATAGCCCTAAATCCCTGCTCTGGGATAGACCACTTGCTCTCGAACGAGTAGTTCACGCTGGCAGTTTTTCCGTCATCAGAAATCTCAATCTCGGCTGGGTTGGTCAGTTCCCAAATGTCGTGGCTAATGCCCCAATTGCGATAGTTCCAATCGGAGGCGTTCTTGCCAGAGAAAGACATTCGCCAAGCCAACTGCTTTTCGTCTGACCACTTCTCATAGCCCTTTGGCTTTTCCTCTTGCTTGCGACCATAGTAGTAGTCCAAGTCCTCCTCTGGTGGTCGCACGAAGTTCCAGAAAGCAAATCCGCAATCCATAACTTCTTCTTTGTCGCTGTTCGACCATTTCTGGGAGTAAGGCTTTCCAGCCTTAGCCATAAAAGCCTGAATGTCCTCGGTGCTACCGCTGACACCAAACCAATTGCTTACATAGTTTGCCATTTCGTTTGTCCTTTCGTTTGGCTATACCTCAATGTTAGTTCCAACGAAACTTCGTGTCAAGTTGGATTTTGGAGGAGGGCAGAGAGGAATTTGCCCTCCCCCAAGTTTGGTCAGTAAGCGTTTCGCTTACCAATGCTTTCGAGAGCCTTTGCCCCAGCCTCACCAATCAGGATTGCCGATTGCTCAACCGACTTGCCAGATAGCGAAACAGCGTGAGCCGAACTGCCAGCCCCGAAGTAGTTTTCGACCTGTGAGGTGCTGTTGTCGAAAGTCAGCCAGAGAACCGCCACGCCAAGTCTGTCGCACTCGGCAATCCACTTCTTAGCGTGGCTTGGCTCTGACCCTGCGTAGTGTCCGTCAGAAACGATTACCAGCAACCTCGCACCTTTTCCGTCTAGCAAGTTGAGGTGTCCGTCAATGGCTCGGAACGCTTGGTCGAACTTCTCTGTTCCGTCTGGGGCTGTGTAGACCCTGACTTCATCAAGTGGCTCACCTTTTCTAAGCGTTGGGAATACGCCAGAGCCGAAGTAGACCATAGCAGTTGAGGCTTGGATACGCCGACCAGCGTTTGCCAGCACCCACGCTGTAATCGCCATTGGTGTCATAGCCCCACCCATTGAGCCTGAAATGTCTACCATTACTCCAATGGACAAGGTTGGCTCGTCTGTGTGCTTGCGAGTTTTGTGTTCCCACGCCTCGACCTGCGTGTGGATACCTTTTGATTTGAGAGCCTGTGCCTGAACCAATGCCCTCGACTTCAAGCGACCCTGTGGCAAGACCGAGCGAACGATAGTTACATCACGCTCGCGATACTTTGCCTTTTCTAACATCTGGGCGACCTTGACCGAGGCTACTCGCTCAACCGAGGTTGGCTTGCGAACTTCGGAAAGTTTTGAGGAGGAGGAGGTTTCACCAGCACCAGAGTTCTTGGCAAAGGTCTTGTTAGCCTCTTTCTTGTTTTCATCTCGGCGTTTGCTGTCGTTGGACTTTTCCTTGACTTCGTTCTCCCAGCGTTCGTCTTGTTGCTGGTCGCCAATCTCAACGACAACTTGGAAACCTGTTTCCTCCGCACCATTTTCGAGAGCCTCTTTGATTTTGTCAATCATCTCTTGGGGCATTGGGAAACCACAGCCACCCTCGCCACCCTCGCCCTCGCCCTCGCCCTCGCCATTCTCTTTGGCTTTGTCCTCGACCAACTTATCCCACTCGATAGCAAGTTGGTAAAGAGGTTCAGCGTTGTTGTGGATTGTGTAGTTTTGAGCCTTACGCCAGATAGTGCGTAGTTGCCCATAAAGTTCTTCACCGAGGTTGAACTTCACTAGGTCAATCACATCTGCTACATCAGAAAGTTCCAAAACGCCAGCATCAATTCTTGCCCCGACCAGCCCTGCGATTTTGGCACAGGCTCGCGTGGTGCTGTGTAGTCCGAGGTCGTCTGGGTTGAGGTCAGCGATAACGATTTCCATAGCACAGGCTCGGAGGAACACTCTGTTCTTCGGGAAAGTCAAAACGCCCATAGCCTCAATGCGACCCTCCTCTAACAAGTGGAGTGCCTCATTCTGCCCTCTGGTCAAATCTTCGTTGGACTTCATCAAATCCCATTGAGTGAACCGAGCGTGTAAGGCTTCGTGGAGGATAGCACCTGTGGCTCTTGGGAACTCGAACATCATTTCCCTATCGTTCAGGTCGCCAATGATTTCTGGTTCAGTAACCCCGAAAGCCACTTTGGTATTGACTTCGATTTCTGCTGTGCGTGGGTCGAATAGGGCTGGGGCTGGGGCAGACATAACCTCACCAACATAAACCACTAGGTCGTTTCGTTCAGCCCACTTGTTTACAAGTTGCCCAACCTGTGAGCCAACTTTGAGCCACTCGCTAGGAGTGTTCTTTACTGCTGTTTTGCTAGTTCCGAAGTGCGACATTTGTTTTCCTCTCGTTTGTCGTCTAAGTCCAAGTTACCAGATTTGATTTGTTTGTCAAGTCTGATAAAAAACGAGGGAGGGTAGTGGGGGAACTACCCTCCCTCTCAACAAAATCTAGTTGGACAAATAACTAGATTTTGGCTGGTCGGCACTCCTCGCCAAACACTCTGGTAAATGTTTCAGCGACTACTGCCCTGTCATTTTCAGGTGAGGAGGCGAGCAAGTTCTCGATTGCGAACTTAGTGCCAAAGGTGTTTGCGTTATCTCGGAAACCCTCCAACTCTCGCATTTGAGGCGACCAAGAGATTTGACCCTCTTGTTGCTTTTTTGCGAGGTTGAGCGAGGCTGTGATAGCCATAGCAGGGATACCAAGTTTTTTGGCTAGTCCATAGTCTGTCGTCATTTCAGCCTGAATGATGAAACGAGATAGCAGAGCCTCGGACAAGCGAACGCCAGGTGCGTTTGGATTGGTAGCACCAATCACGAAGAAACCCTCTTGGGCTTTGACCAGCCCTCGCTCTGGGTTTTGCGTGATTGTGATTTCGCCACGACCATCTATCAAGCCATAGAGAGCCGAGAGAACCTTAGTGTCAATCAGACCAATCTCGTCAATCAGTAGTGGGCGACCCTGTTCAGCCGCTTTTACCAAATCTCCGTCTACCCACTCGAAACCGCCACTTGGTGTCTGAACATAGCCACCAATGAAGTCTGCTAATTCTGTGTCGCCAGAGCCGAGGATAGTGAACAAGTCCTCACCAAAAGCCGCCTCGACCAGAGCAGTTTTGCCACAGCCCGGACTACCATAAAGCAAGGTGTAAAGTTTCTTCGAGCGAGCCATTCGCAACACCTCAACATCAGCGTTGTCAGTAGACCCCCACTTGCGAGCGTGATACGCCACTCCATTCGGGCGAATGTAAGTTCCCTCGCCAACGAGTGCCTCTGTTTCCACAGCAGTTTCCTCTTTCGTTCCTGCCCCACGCTTGGTCAGTTTGCCAGCGTTGGGAAAGTAGGTGTCAAGGGCTGGGTTGGTAGCGAACTTTTCGCTAAGACCCTGACCAGCGATAGATACAATCAGGTCGCCTAGACCCTCAAACATTCTATCAGAGGTCGAAATTCTGTCTTTGGTGTTGAGTTCCTCGAACTCGATTTCTGTGTAATTCGCAGTAGTCATTGTTTGTCCTCTCTACTCTGCGTTTTCGTTTAGTAGTTCATCTGGGAAACCTAGTTCTTTTCTTGCTCGCATTATTCTACGAACCAGAGCCGAGGGAGTTTCCCATTCCTTAGTGTTCAGCAAGTCCTCCATAGAGAATTCCAGAACGATTGGGGCTTTGTAAAGTTCCCACTTGTTATTGTGGAGGTTGTTCAGGGTCTTTGTCAATTCGACAATCATTTCCTGTGCCATTGGCTCTGGGTCAATACCCTCTGGTAGTGGAACTACCTTGCCGACATTCTGTTCCTTGCGTTCCGAGAGCGTAGCCTCGTTTGGTGCTGTGTAGCATTTCCAAGGCTTTTTAGGCGACCAAGTAGAAATCTGCCTACGCCAAGTTGATACAGGAACATAGTTCCCCTCGCTGTCAAAGCCCTCTGGCGTGATAACGATTTGTGCTGTGTTTACACCTTTGCGGAATTCAAGGTAGAGTGCCTTGCCGATTAGGTTTGCGTGGTCTGACATTGTTTGTCCTTTCGTTTGTCTGACATTACTGACATTACTCTCGTTGAAAGTTCGTGTCAAGTTTATTTTGATTTATTTTTTTAGTGGTGGAAATCAACAGGGATTAGGTATTGCTTTTGTGGGTTCTTCGCACAGCGTTCGTGGTAGTCGCGAAGTGAGGCTGTCCAAGAAGATAAGTCATAGATAGCACTCTCATAGTTCCAATCATCACCGAGCAGTTCGATTAGTTTTCCTAGTTTCCAGAAATCGTGAGCAAGGAATGGAACACCTGCTGGGTTGTATTCATCAACCAAAGTTGATAGGTCTGGAATACCTACTGCTGGAACGCACTCACGCATAGCCTGTTTGCGATAGCCGAGAAACCTGTCCATTACATAGTCAGCAAGTTCGGGATTGTCTGCGTAGCAGAGGTAGTTAGGAATGGTGTCCTTGTCCAGAGTGCCAGCCTCAATAAGAGCCTCTTGCTCTGGTGTGATGAAAACCTGACCAGACCAACGCCCAGCGAAGTTCATACTTGCGTAGTCGCTGGCATTGTGCCAATCAGACCAAGCGGGGGTGTGGTCGTTTTCTAAGGTCATCTCGATTTCTCGAAACGCCTCCTCTGGGCTGTCTGCCTCGACCAGAATTATTTGGATTGTGTGAATGGTGTGTCCTCTCGTAAAAGTGCCATAAGAGAAGTAAAGCACACGCCACCGACATTTGGCAAGTTATTACGAAAGTTCGTGAAAAGTGTTTATAACGAAATGGTAACGATACGCCTAAAAGCCTTGTGGGTCTATGACAGGCGTGTAACACTCATCACATACAAACCAAACTTCATCAGCAGATAGGACAACAGCAAATGGATAGAACTCGTCAAGGTCAGAGCCGACCACCTCTTCGCAGTTCTCGCACTGAAGTTTCTCTTCAGGTTCAAGGAGACCAGCAGTGATGGCGTGGGTAATGTCAATGTCGCTCGTGAGCAGATGTACTTCGAAGTGTTCCATACGTAACATCTTAAAACATCTAGCGGTTGCCTATTTTAGGCGCGGTTACAGGCCTGTGTCTCCCAAAGACAAGCCACGGTTCGTGGCACGCCATACACTGGCCGAGTGGTTAGCTTCGATACTCGCCTTGGCTTCAGGGTCCTCATACAGACGTAGGATGTGGACGCATGGGTCCTCGCCATCTTCGAACGCGGTTTCCTCATCCTGGGTCATAGGCATGCCGTCATGCGTTTCACATACTGGCGGGCCAGCCCATCCGTTATCAATACCAATCTGTAGCCATGCCTCGAAGTCCATCGGTTAACCTTTCCTGGCCCTATAGCAGGCCGCTGTCTCGATTCTATCATCTCGAGCGGTTCAAATATTAGCAACGGTTGCACGCCTGCAAGTTTTTGCATGCCGTGACTCGTCAGTCAAGCTGCGAGCTTCGCACGAATCTTCGTTAAAAGTTTCCGCCGGATCCGCCTTCACCCGTCGGCGGGACATCGTTCGTTAAAAGTTGATGTCGCCTTCCGGATCCGGGCCCGGCGGCGGGACATCGAATGAGGTTCGTTAAAAGTTTTACCTGGAGTTACTCAACTACGCGGAACACGCCAGTCAACTTTGCAAGTACTCGCAATGAGTTGACGTCGGGTACACCGGAAGCTGCGTCTCCGATATAACCAAGGCTTCGTTGAAAGTTTGCGAAGGCGGCCCTGGTCTTGTGATCAAACTCTCCCCGCGGCGCAGACTTCAAACCAACAGTCATCGAAAGTGCTACCTGGATGAGCGCGACGTACGGGTGCTTCATGCCAAGTTTGATCGAGGGCCCCTGGATGACTGGAATCTCTTTCGTTAAAAGTTCTCCTGGATCCGACATCCGGGAAGCTTCAAGCTCAGCTCGTTGAAAGTTTGGGCGGGCGAAGGCGAGCACGTCGTATGCATAGCGGTTACGTCGATACACACCGTTGCGTGCTGCGAGTCCCTTTGGCGTGCCGCTGTCTGTTTGACCTTCGATGCACTGGAACATCCCATGCTTACTGTAGTGAGAGACGTCGGTTACTATTCCCACGTGTGGCTGGCCGAGATTCGAATCACTGGCCGTTTGAAAAAAGACGATGTCTCCAGGTTCTGGCCGCGGGAAGATCCGGTTAGTTTTAATGAAGCTCGCCAAAGCGCTCGCGGTTGATATAAACGACGGCAGATGCAGGCCGGCCTTCTTTGCACAGACGTCAATGAATGGACCTGCCCATGGAATGCCTGGCCGTCCAACTGCAGAACTAAACATATCGGCTACAGATTGATTCGCCGTGTATCCAACATGGGACTCGGCTTCCTGGATGAGTCGGCTAGCTGCCGTGGATTTCTTTTTGAACATTTAACGTCTCTTCGATCTGCTGCACAAGCAGCGCGGCCTCGTTGGCCCTTGTAGTTAATCTTACATGCTCGATGCGCGTCGATGCCAACTTTACGTCATCGGCAAGTTGCCGGGCCAAAGCCTTCGCAAGTTCTAACGTAGTTTCGTTCATTCTTTTTCTCCGGCTTCCGGTGACTCGTCAGTCACAATCTCAGCGTCGACGATCTTTGGATCCGCCGCTTCAACGTCGTTAGAAGTTATCGCGATCCCGGCGTCGTGCAATCTTGCAGCTGCGTCAGCTGCGTTGACCGCGAGTCTGTTCAAACGTTCAGCAATGATGCTGGCCGCGGGGCGGACATCGATATTGACGTTCGTGTCAAGTTCTACTCCACCCCGGATGCCGGCGCGATCCAAAATCTCCGTGGCAGCTTTTAGCTTTACGGGCTCGGACTCCGCGAACTCCATCATAGTCTCGAGGACGTCGACTGCGTAAGGGGCCGCCTGGGTCAACTTTGCACGAGCTCGTTCAATGTCATCTCCCGGACGATGTTTGATCGAACGTAGGTGCACGCGACATAGCGAGTCATCCTGTAGACGTCCCGATGACCACAACTGGCATCTGATCCCGTCGTCCTTGACGGCGGCACATCTCGTTGGAAGTGTAGCTGGTTGACGTTTACCAGACTTAGGCGGTTCATTCTGTTCTTTAGTCCAAGCACGTGTAGCACCTACAACCCAAGGCGGTACGAGATAGTCAGAGGCTTCTTCGGCTAGGAGGTCGTATCCGGTTATGTAATCGCTGTTACGGTTATTAGGGTCTACAAGGAGAGGCCGCTTCTCTCCCAAAGAGATGATGCGCTTCTGCGTGGCCATCTCCTGGGAGACTGCTTGGATCAATCCGGTTGGCACGCCGTTCGTTGCATATACCGGGATCCAGTTCATACGAGCTCGACGTAAGATGTGACGGTTCTCATATGTATCTTCGCAGATGCCGCGATCTGTTTCGTCGATGCCGAGTTCCGATAGGTCTGGACGTAGATTGACAGCGGTGTCAATTTCTATAATAGGTTTCTCTTCAATCGGCTTGCCGAATGGGTCGGTATCGTCGAGCGCTTCGTTATCCAATGAACGTCCTTCGTTTAAAGTTAGCCGGGCCAGCTGGGGAGAGACTTGTGGCCCGACTAACATTTTTTGAGGTTTTATTATCTAAGTTTCAACGTCGATAAGAACTTCAGTAGAGGTAGTCTCTTCCGTCGAACTAAGTTTTGACGAAGTTCGATAGTTACATTGTTACATGGAGTTCAAAAAGTTTTTTTCGCTCGTGGAGAGAGATAGCAGCATTTTCTCTTTACAAACAAAAGAAAAACCCTGTAAAATCAAGGGGTCTGATTTTGACAGGGTCTCTTTTTAAAATGCTTTGAGAATTAGACGAAAGTTCCGTCTTTCTTTCTCTTGCGATATGCCTTTGAAGTTCTGTTACCTCGGCGTTGTTGTCCTAACTCAAGTTGCTCTTGGACTTCGATTGGGTCGACTTGGTAGTTCCATTTGTTGCCAAGGGTGAAGTGTTTCTTCACATAGCCACGCTTGGTGAGATAGGTAATCATCTCTGGGCTGACTCCGCAGAGTGTCGCAGCGACTTTCCTATCAACCAGCATGATTGCACATCCGTTCTAATCTAGCCATCAACTTTTCTTGGGACTCGAATGGTCGCTGGGTCAGTTGAACTTTGTGGATGGGGCAAAAAGCACTGGCTCTACTTTTTAGCATTAGCCCTCTTTTGAGATACTGGGTGACGTTTCTTTGAAGCCTGTAACTTCTCGAGTTCAGCTTGCTTTTGTTTCTTCGTCTTGAATAGGTTCTTCAACCACTTCTTCATTCGTCATTCCTTCTTCCTGCTCGTCTTGAGCATTCTTTGAGTCTACCCTCTGGGGGTGACATTTTTCACAACTACAATCCCAGACCTTATCGAAATAGGTAATACTAGTTTTACAGTCTTCATGGTTTCCTGTCAAGCACCACCCACATCTGGTGCTACCTGTTGCTCCTCGACTCACGCTGGTGGCAACTCGTAGATTACAGATTTGTGATGCTTGACTCGAACGGTTGGCTCGACATAGGTTTTGAATCCATTGCGATAGGCGTTCATACAGAACGAGTAGTCTTCACCAACATTGGTGTCGAAGTCTAGTTCGAACCATCGAATGTGTTCAATCTTGAACCAAGGTCTATCGCACTTCTCAAAGACACCTTGCTTGATTGCCACAAATCCAAATCCGACTCCGAACACTTCGACAGGTTCATCTGCCATAAAGAAATCTGTCTCATGGACTTTTTCAGGTAGGCCTAGCGCATCTCGGAATGAGCAGGCGACAGTTCCATTTGGATGACTCTGATACAAACCTCCGATGATATCTAGTTCGTGTTCGTATAACTTTTGGAAGTCCGAGACTTCCCATTCGATATCTGAATCAATCCAGAAGATTTTGTCGTAGGTGTATTGACCTGCTCCAACCTCTCGGGTATCCCAGTCATTCTGATACAAATCTAAAGCGGTTAGCTCTCGACCTGATGGAATGAATGAACTTGCTTTGGTTAGGAACTTGTAAGTCAGTCCTTGCGAACTTAGCCAAGCACAAGTCTTGACCAAACTCTCGACAAAGGCTGGCTCCATACTTTTGCCAGGCGTTGCAATGAGAACGTTATAGTGTGGTTTGGACATTCTCATCTTCCGGGTAGCACTGACCATTCAGTTCGCAAGTAGTTGGGGTGCTGTCGCAGAGTCCGCAGATTGTTCCCTCTTCGCAGTGGGCGCATTCTTTCCAAAGGTCTTGGATTGCGTAGCCATCTTCGTCAAACCCAATCTTTGGTATCTGACCTTGGCCCTCGCATTGAGGGCAGGTGTCGTAAACAAAGTTTTCTTCAAACGCTGACATTAGAACTCTCCACTCTTAGCATCATCTTCAGGACCTCCAATGCTGGAGAGTCTGTTACTTGTTACCATCCACTGTTGCATGATACGGTTCAGTTCTTTCATCGACATAGATGAGAACTTTCTATCCCAGTCTTCTGGATCAACTAGACAAAGTTGGAAGGCCTCGACCATCAACAGCATCCGACCCTCTCCAGAGTTTTCCATAATCTCTTGCATCTGCAATAGTGGAATCTCCTCAAGTGAGATTAACTGAACTGCACCCATTGTAGTTTGAATCTCCATCAGATCTACAACATCCTTGAATGCCTCGTTAATCATTTTTACTCTGCGATTATCGTCGCGTTTTCCCATCTGTTAATTTCCTTTCTGTTTATTTACTGTAACACACTTAGTTCCCTGAACGGCAGTTTCTGCACAATAATGCATCATAGCCTGTTGCTTCAAATTGTACAATACCTTCGCGAGTTGTTGGTACAGGACTAACATTACCCTCTGCACCGCACTTATCGCAAATCATATCAATCAGCCACTCAACATCTTTGCCATCGTCATACGATGCCAAGATACCTCGAGCCAATGCATGCTCTGGTCCAGGTCCCATAGTCTTACGCAAAAACTTGCGAGCATCTCCAGCTAACAACACTGGTCGAACATTCTTACAAGGGCACACCATTCTTGATGGCGTACAAAGAACAATCCCACTCGAACTTACAGTGTGACTATTCATCGGATGACCACAGGTGCAGATTCTCTTATCCCTATCCGGGCGAGACATACCTTTGATCTTTTCTTCAGCGGTTCGAACTTCTTCAACATCGAAGTCAAAGAACTCGAACGGGTTTTCTTTATTTTCCATATTCACATCCTAGCACAACTTACCAACCTTATGTCAACCAAACTTCACAAGTTACCTCGAGTCTACGAGTTCCGATTAAATATTCTGCCACCCTATACACACGCGCACACGCGTATAGTAAATTAAGTTGACAATCGTAAATAGGTTGACATAGGTTGACATACTATACGTTTTTACCAATTTATTTTTCCTCTTTTCTTATAGTATCTCCAACACCCTTTTTCAGAGATACTATACGTTTCGACTTGACATATTTTCCAAAAGCTCATAGTATCCAATACAGAACTAAAAACTAATACTTTAAGGAGTAAGCAACATGCTAACCATGTCACTCATGCCAATCGCAATTTGGATCGTTTTATTATCTATTTTTTGGCCTCTGACTCTCGGATATGCCATCCAACACCTAACCAAAAATACCAAAGCAACCACAATACTGACGTCCATTATTACAGTCACCACTCTTTATTTTGCCCTCACCACCCCATACACATACAACATCTTCTTCTATGCATCTCTGATTTCTGTCTGCGCAGCTCTCTTTACATGGATGTACGACATGGCTTCATAGCCCAAAATAAAGTCAGCCCGCCCCGAATTTGCTACAATTGAAGGGCTTGGGAGAGCATACAGAAGGCACTCTCCCCAATGAAAAAGTCCCCCAAAGGAAGAGGACCACTGTTTATTACAGTGGCCCTCATTTTTGCTGCACCAATCTGCATAGCAGAATCAGCGCACGCTACTTCTTTCCAGGGGTCTTCTTTTCAGCGACCTTCTGCAACTGCGCCTGTTCCAACTTCTTTGTATTACGGACAGTCACTATGGTTGCAATCACAAGCAGGCTCAACACACCTACTACAAAACCAACCCAGAACGAATCCAAGTTCACGGTTACTAGCATCTTCACTCCCTTCTTTAGAGGATATCAACAACCTCGAGTTTACACTAAGTAACCTAAAAACTCAACTAAATACGCTAAAAAGCAAAAAAGTTAATCCCACAACCATTTCCAGCATCCAGGGTCAAATCTCCGACCTCGAAACAGCAATCCAAGATGCAAAAGATGCTAGAACCTCATACGAACGTGCTCAAGCAACCCTCAAGACTCTTCTAAGCGACCTTGAGAAGCAAAAAAGCACTAACGAGACACTTCTAACTCAAAAAACTACTGCCCAAGCAGAGCTAGAGGCAAAGAAGCTCACTCTTACAGAGATTCAAGCAATCCAGACTGCTGCACAGGCTTCCCTAGCAGAGACCCGGACTCTTCTAAGCCAAGCACAGACAGAACTTGATGCCTACAACACGTCAATGATTGCTCAGACAGAAGTCAAGAACCAAGCACAGGAAAATCTAACTGCACGTCAAGAGGCTTTCGTCTTAGCAACAGCAGACTTGGAAACTGCAAGTCAGCAACTCGCAATCGCCACGCAAGAACTTCAGCAAGCACAGCACAACTACGACAACAACCTCATTCCAGACCCAGACTGGACAGCACCTACTTATCAAAAAGAAAACATCCGCACAGTCGAGAACACCAGAACGGTAGAAGTTCGTACTCTTGTTCCACACACAACCACCACACTTCAGGAACAAGTAATCCCAAACCTACTCTTCAACTCAGACTTCTCACGAGGCACAGAGGGTTGGTCTGGTGTAAACCCAGGGTGGCAAGGCTCCAACCCAGCACTTATAAATGGGGAGGTTGTATTCTCTTACCAAACTCAAACAGTAAGTCAAGGTCTGTTCTCTGGTCCTTTCCAGAACGCTACCCTCACCCTATCTGCCGACTGGTTTAACAATGATTCCAACACGGGCAGGGTAGACAACTACTCGATGACTGTCGAAGCTAAGGACATCAATCAAAACACAGTAGGTTCAGCGACCTACACATCAACCGGAGCACACGACTGGGATAGAAAGTCTGTCTCACTCACAGCAACAGGTCCTGTTTCCTACATCACAGTCTCATTTACGGGTGTTGACTCTGGTTTTTGGTACGGAGTTTATGGACCTCACGTTAAGAACCCAGTTCTTCAAGTTTCTCACGGGCAGATGGTGACTGAAACAACCTATGAAGAAGTCATCACTTACGAGCAGGAAACCTACTACACCTACGAGACCTACTACACCACCGAACTAGTTACCACCGAGGGAACTCTCAATGTAAAGATTAATGAAGGCGGTCAAGCAACTTTCAACGCACCAGCAGGTGCAACCTTTACCTCATCTAACCTACGCTACGAATCAATCAACAACCCAACTTGCGGGCGTAACATTGCACCAAACATCAACGGACTTTCTAGCATCACAATCCAAGCACTCAACTCTGTTTGGGGTGACCCTTGTGGCGGACAATACAAGCACATCACAGGGACTATCTCGTACCTAGGCGCTCCTACTGCACCACTCATCAAAGACCCAGCACTTCTACCAATTCTTCAACAGAAGCAAGCAGCGTTTACTGAAGCACAAACTAGCTACGACGCAAAACTTTCAACGAAGAACTCGTTGCAAGAACTTAAGACATCGGCAGAAGCAACACTTCTAACGGAGATGCAGGAGCTCGACGCTATCACAACTTCTTACGAAGCAAAACAAGCAACGGTTCAGGACATCCAGGTTCAGGAACAACAAGCAGTTTCTCAAGTTACAGAAGCTACAACGAACGTCGAAGTTGCTTCATCAAATGTTGTCGCCGCCGAACAAACCTTCCAGGCGGCGTCTACTTTGCACGAAGAATCTAACACTCAGCTCAGCGAAACAGAAGCTCAGGTTACTCAAGCTAAAACAACAGAAGCGACTTCATTAAATGTTGCTGCACAAACATACACACAAGCATCACAAAAAGCAAGCACAACATCTAACGAAATCGAATCCATTCCGGAGGAAGGTTCACAAGAACTTCCCGCAGAGATCACAGCCGACTCCCTACTTGAAACCGACCTAACCCAAGTTGACCCAACAGAGATGACACCAGAGCAGGCTGAAGAACTAAAGGAAGCAGCCCTCGAAGTATTCCTCACAGCCGAAGAAGGCTCCGCCGAATATGAGCAAGCCCTTGACGCCCTCTATCTAGCCGCGGAGCAAGATGACATTGTGCTTGACCCATCTTTAGCCGCGATTCCGGGTCTAGCAGCCGCTACAGAGCTTGTTAACTTCTTTGGCAACGCAGGCTCAGATATGTCTCCAAAGACTCGTGAAGAGTCCGAGAAGGTGGTTGTTACAGCGGTTGTTGCCGCTGGAGCAGCCATTCAAAGTGCAGCAGCCGCTGCCTCAACAGCTTCCGTTTCATCAAGCGGATCTAGAAAGATAGGAAAATAATATGAAGAAGTTTCTACTGGGACTATTTAAAGACATAATCGAACAGGCTTGGACCCTTTTAGGTATGGCAGTCGCATGGCTCGTACTTGAAGGCTCTGCTAAAGATTTAACAGGAAACCTCATCCTGATAACTCTTTGCGTCTGGGTTCTTACGTTCCCTCTACGTCGCGACAAGGATGAAGACTAATGAAACGCTTCTTTCTTTATCTAAAGTTCTACAGCGAACCAAACAAGTACGATGTCCAGAAACTTGCAACGAAGAGCTGGCGCGACTATGTGGGTACCAACAAAGACAAGCGTTATGATATGACGTTCTGCCAAAACTACCTAGCAGGCTATGAAAAGCACTACAGAACTGCCTATGCAACCACTGCAATCGAATCACTAAACCCAAGCAAGAGTAAAATTAGTAAGTAGAGAACCTCTCTCATATTCACTTCGAAGGAATAAGTAATGGCAAAATCACAGTGGCCGGTAGACGGCAAACCTGGTAAGGCGTGGAAGGTAACCAGCCCGTTCGGTTGGCGCGTCCACCCTATCAAGAAAACAAAGAAGCACCACAACGGTGTTGACATCTGGAAGGGTGGAGAACCCACCTACCTAGAGGCATGGGCTGACGGAAAAGTAATTGCAGTTAAGCCTAACGACTCACCAACATCAGGCGGACATTCAGTTATTGTCCAATCAACAGTCATGGGCAAGAAGGTCACATGGACCTACTTCCACATGGTCAAGGGTTCAATCAAAGTCAAGAAGGGTCAGCGCGTCGAAGCTGGCACAATCATCGGCAAGATGGGTATGACCGGTTTCGCAACTGGTAAGCACCTCCACTGGGAAATCTGGGCAGGACACATCAAGGGTCAGCCAATGGCAGGCTTCCACAATGGTAAGGGCTACTACAACCCAATGACTTTCTGCAAGGCTGTCATTGAGTTTGAGAGAGCTCACGTCGAAGCAGGCAAGGAAACCCCTGAAGATGCCCCAGTAACTCTCGCTCCAACTCACTCTGTACCAGAGATCCCAACAGTTGCAGTTCCAAAGGAAGCCCCTATTGTGAAGCCAGAGGCTGTAGTTGCTGCACCAGTTGCCGCCCCTACTGCTAAGCAAATACTAAAGGTAGGCTCAAAGGGAACTGCTGTAAAGGTAGTCCAGAAGAAGATTGGTGTTGCCCCTGACGGAGCATTTGGTCCAAAGACTCAGGCTGCTTTAAAGGCATACCAAACCAAGCACGGAATCCCAGCGACAGGCGTTGTTGACGCTGCAACCTGGGCCAAACTAGGCTAACCGGAAATAAAAGTAATTATTACATAATACAATACGCCGGTAGAGAGAACCCCCCACCTTTCGAGGTAGGGGGGCTTCTTTTACCCGCGTTGGCGGGCTTGATAGATCCAGTCGTGGACAGTTCTCACGTTTACATTAAGAATGTCAGAGAGTAGTTGAGCGATTTCCTTGACTCGGAACTGCTGAGCAAGGCTGTAAGCAGCCACAAAACGATCTTTAGCACCGACAAACACCCCAGAATCCACATAGTAAGTGATATGACGTCTGGCAATCTCGAACTTTAGGCTCTTTGTAGGCGTTGAATGCACCTTTGCACCCCCGTCATACACGCTTAGAATCAGGTCTAAAACGGTCTTCCGTAAGTGTACGACCTTCTTACTGGCATCTTCCAGTGTCTCACCCCACACAGGCACACACAGGGAGCCGACAACCAGTAACTCCCCCTCAAAGTTACCGGACACCCACCACTCAGTACTATAGCCACCATCCGTCTTGATGATTTCAACAGTTGCAAAGAACGAATCTCCACCCAGATTTATAATCTCAGGGACGTCGACAGCAACAACTTCAGTAGTTTTGTTTCTCATAGCGCCATCCTACCATATCTTAGGCAGGAACGTGCGTCACCCAGTAGTAGTTGCACTTCTCGCAGCATGGCTCATTCCACGCGTCCTCCACAGCATTACAGAAGTCCACATAGAAGTAAGGGTCTTTCTTATAGAGGTTGGCTCTGTGCGTCATAACGACACGATTGAGAGCCTCTGCATTGCTAAACCACTCAGGAAGACCATAGCCCCACATGTGACCAGCACGATCACGCAAGGCTCGCAGGTTCTCTACGTTCTTGTCTGTCTTGATGCCTCGGCGGTCAGCCTCTTCAACACACTCGAAGATATAGTTCCATAGAGCCACCTCGTGACCTCTCCACATCTTTACTGCAGGGTGATTGCGCCATCCAGCGCGAGGGTCGTCATTACTAAGGACGTTGAGGATCTGGTATCCCTCAAGGATTTGCTTGTTTAGTCGCTTGCTGTCCAGGGCCTTAGCTGACTCACTGAACTCAATAAAAGGTAGAAATGTTTGCATAGTTAGAAATTAGCACTACACAAATAGTTTGTCAAGTCGAAAAACCCCCCGATTTCTCGAGGGGCTTTTCTTGACAGAAAGGAGAAACATGGCTGATAACGTCCATGCTAGTGCTGGCAACAACTCCCGCACTAACTAAATTGTATCACAATGTTTGCTAAATATGTCGTTTTATGCACGAACAACAAAAGCGAATCCAAGCAAGTTCCAGAGAACGTTGAACATAATAGTGGAGATAACGAACTCCCAAAGAGCACGGTCACGCGACCAGAACAAGATGATGAAGATCCCTAGAAGATAAACAAGAAGTCCCGGAATCGAGAACAACCACGGCCCCATAGTAACTACGCCATAAGAATCCATTATGGTGCCACGCGTCCGTTCTTGTTGAAGGCTTCATAGGTAAGAGGCATCTTCTCTGCGAAGTGGCACTCCATCTGCTCAGCAACCATTTCGATTTCACGCTGAGGGAAACTAGGGAAGTGCGTTCCCTCACGGGTAGTACGTAACGACAGGAAGTTCATCAAAGCACGAGCATTCATAGTTACATACATAGAAGAATACAAACCAACAGGAAGAACTCCACGAGCAATCTCTCGGGCTACACCAGCGTGCAACATCTTCTGATACTCCTCATAGGCAGCCTTGTTCGCATTGTAACTTGAGCGATAAACAGTAGCCAACTGACTAATGTCTCCAAGCTCAAACTCGTAAGCACCTGGCTTACCTTTTTGAACCAACTTACGTTCTAGGTTAGGGACGTAGAACACAGGCTCCAGCTCCTTGTAACGTCCACTCTCCTCATTGTAAGAAGCCATGCGGTGACGCATAAACTCACGGAACACGAAGATAGGAGCTTCAATGTAGAACGTAAAAGCGTTGTGTTCAAACGGAGAACCATGACGATCTCGCATCAGGTAGTTGATTAGTCCGGCTTCTTTTTCCGGAGTGCTCTCCACAGCACCAGTTGATACGCGGGCAGCCAGTGTTACTGCCGAGTCCGAAGCCATGCTCTGCACAAGCTTAACGGTCATGTCACTGCGGTATTTGATTTCCATAACGCAATACTAGCACAGCGTTTTGTTATTCGTCAATACGAAGATACACAATGGACGTCCACGGGTAGAACACAGTATTACGTTTTACCTGAACAAGAACCCCTATTGAACTCTCCTCAATAACTACACCCTCAGCTGCACCCATCTCGATTACATATCGAAGTCCGATGGAAACCTTTTTTCCGACAAAGGAGTTAGTAGACAATATCAGGTTCCTCAACATTCATAAGACAAACACGTTCATGTCTAATCTTACACCCTTCGCTGCAGTACCAAGTCTTACCCTCCCCCACCACAAACCTCTGATCAGACAAATCAAACTCAGACTCGCAGCACTCACAGGTCCTAAAGAACGACATTGCAGGAGGCTCAAGGCAGTCCTCATTATGTAGGAGTATAGGCTCACCAGTATCTACTGCAGCCCACTCACTATAAGTCTCTTCATCTTCATCCGAAAGATCTTCACCACAGCGGTGACAAAAGTTTTCTGGTTCAGGATAATCTTCTATGCCAAACTCAGTAGACAACGTCCGGTTCCTCATATGTACCAGGGCGAAGGGATTCATCTAACCAGCGCTTCACAATACTTTCACGTTCATGCGGCGCAAGGTCCACAAACATTTGATAGGTATATTCAGTGGACTTAACGAGAGCGTATCTAGCAAACGTATCCTCAGCTATATTCATAGCGCGGTATTTGATTATGTAAGGAACATACTCTCCACCAGTTT